CGCGGCACGCGGCGCGCGCGGCACGCGGCACGCGGCGCGCGGCGCGCGCGGCGCGCCGGGCGCGCGGCGTCGAGCCCCTCGGTTCAAAAAACCCCTAATATAAAGGCTGCGATCGGAACTACTTTGAATTGAAACGGTTTTGAAATTTCCCTGTAGGGATCAAACGGCGGAATTTTTGTCGGTCTATCCTAATCGACCTCGATCGGCAGCCGATAGCATTGAATAGTACGGGGAACTCGACGGCCGTAAACCCGTACCGCGCAAACTCTCCCCTTTAGGGGGAGTTTCGCGGGTGGTACGGGGGATTTTTATACGGGAAACTATTTGGAGTTTTCCGGGTGCTAAAATATGGCGGAATTCTGCGGTAATTTCGCCTATCGCCTTTGATTATAGAAACCTCCTTTTCTAGTCGTTTTAGAAGTTTCCCGTATGGCCTCAAAAATAGTTTCCCGGGTATGGCGGAAATCAGCCAGAAATCAAGGGAAACGGTTTCAATACGCAAGGGGGGTAGTTTCACGGGAGTTTCCCGGGTGGTCATAGCCCATTGCCCTCCCCGTCCACCGTGATTACGTCCACACTGCCTTTGCGTTTGGCGTCATATCTCGATGTTGCCACCAAGCGTCCTTGCTCAATCAATCGAGAGACTAACTCTTCCGCTGCCACTTGAGGTAATCCTGTCGCCTCTCGCACGATGACCCCGGCATGGTCTTTTCCAGGACGCCCGCCCCGAGCGATCTGCGTCCTTATCACCATCGCGCCGTCCCGGATGGCATCCTCGATCGCGGTCACCGCGATGTCTTCACGCCCCTGCGCCAGCACCAAAGGATTGACAGGAACGAGAACCCCGATGCTGGCCATGTCCGTGCCCGTCAAGACCCCCTCGTCCCACACCTCGACTGGGATCGCCTCGGACACCCATTGCAGGATCTCCATACCCCGCGGGCCATCCCTGTAGGAGCCCTTGGCGCTGAACAGCTTGATCATGTCGCTGCCCTCTTCGATGACGTTGGTCACGAACCGCGGCGTCGCGGTCAACGACCGCGCCCCGCTGCCGGCGTCCATGCTCTCCTGGTCGGTCTTCGCTCCGCCCTTGGTCAAATGATTGATCAGATCCACCGAGCAGTTGAGGCCATAAGCCAGCGTCTGCGCCACCCGCATGACTGCCCGCATATCAGCTTCGTCGTTGAGCTTGCCGCCGCCCGACATCCCGCCGAGCGTATCCGCGACGATCACCGCGAGCTTCTCCTTCTCGCGCAGCTCCGCCAGGACTTTGGCCTGCGCGATCATCCACAGGCTTGGTGCCCACACGTCGCCGGGGAGCTTCTCGAGAAAAGCCCCGGGCTCGTCGACCACGTAGATATTGTGCCTGAAGTCAGCATCCGTCAGGCCATGCCGCTGCCGAAAGGCTTCGTCCCTTCTTTTGAACTCGTCGGCCTTCTCGCTGTCCGCTGCCATGTAGACCGAGGCGCCGCAGCGAAGCACTTCACTCAGCCCGACCAGACCTGGCTTCTCGCTGGCGATCGTATTCATGGTCGCCACGGCGACCGCCGTCTTGCCCTTGCCCGGGATGCCCTGAAGCACCGACACCAGGCCCCGGGCATGGCGGTTAGTGATGTAGGGCCGTGCCTGGGCCGGCCCAGACTTCGCCCCTTTCCCAAAGACTGCGAAGCCGTCTCGCCGGGCAACATTGCCGTCGCCGCCGGCGTTGACCACCTTGTCGCGGCTTGGCCAGGAGTTGGTAGCCTCACGAAGGAGTTTCCAGCGGTCTTTCTCTTTGGCTGTGACCGTGGCGGTGCCCGCCATGCCCATGCCCGCAGAGTTATCCCCGCTATTATCCCCAGGCAGCGCCTCGAATACCCCGCCGCTCCTGGCTTGGATCTGCTTGACCTTCTCAATCATGGCATTGGCTGCCGGCGTCTGCTGGAAGCCCAGATGCTTGATCAGCGTCTGAACCCCGGCCTTCGTCCCCAGCCGATGGTCCCAGACGTCTTTCGTATCTTTGTCGGGATCGACGCCCTTCTCGACCCTTGTCGCCGTCCAGCTCAAGAACACATCGTAGCTGTCCTCGTTCTCCCCCGAGGCGTTCCAGATGGCGAAGGCGATGCCGATCCAGTCCTCCCGGCCAACACCTTTGTTCGGGATCAACGCCATGATTTCCTTGACCAGGGCGAGGGCTTCGTCTTCCGGCAGAAGCAGGGCTTCGGGAATAGCGTCGTCGCTCTTGGTGTTGGCGCCCTTCGGCGTGGCGCTGCCCGCCGTGCCCGTGCCCGTGCCCGCCCCGAGCCCGAAAGCTTGGCGCAGCTCTTCGAGGGAGAATTTCTCCCCCGTGGCCTGGGTAAGTCTCGTCTCGAACTTGCCCCGCCCGGGCTTCGGGTTCTTGCCCGAAGGAAGCCTGACGTAGCGGACCAGGGAAGTCCCGTCTCGAATCCCTCCGCCATAAGCCGACCGCTTCAGGTCGTCGGCGAAGCGTTCGTAGGCGGCTGCCGATGCCGGTGGATCGAAGGCGAAGAAGACTTGCGAATTCCCGAGTGAAGTCTCGACTGTGAATGTCGGCTCCGGCAGCAGCTCGAGGAGATCCTCGTCGAGCTTCGTGTTGGGGAGCCCCAGCTTACCGACGTCATCGAGCACGGCGCAGGTCACGGCTTCGACGTTCTCGGCGTGGCGCGCTTCCCCGGGCACCAGGAGGGCGATGCAGACGTAGTGCCCGGCGTCCGGGTCAATGACCATGGGACTATTGGCGAGGGCCTTGTAGCGCGACCCCTGCCAGTCGCCGGCCTTGTCGGGATCGGTCACCGCGGCGATCCAGGCTTCCGGCTTGTGGACGCCAAACAAGGTATCGAGGGCCCATTCGGTGGCGTCGCTGCCGGATGCGGGCAAAGGCTGTTGGAAAGCGGGGTGAGGCATGGTACGAAAACTCTCCTTCGTTACTGGCCTTGGGCTATGGGGTTGGTGATGATGGTCTCTTGTTTTGGGAAAGACCTGCCGGCAGCTCTTGCACAGGGCTGCCGGTCTTTTTCTCAAAAGGCGGTGGATGATGGCGCAGAAGAACTTCGCTGTCACGCACAGAGTGCAAGACTTACTTCAGACACCATAGCTGGTACGAATTCCACCTTCAGCCGCAATTGGTAGATCCGGAGCAAAGTCCGGCGACTTCTCGACCTCGGCAAGAATCAGCGGCATCCGGGCATTGGCCATGCCCGCCTCGACCTCCTCGACCAGCTCGTCGTGGACCGTAACTACTAATTCCCCGAGCCCGAGCTTCTCGATCCTCAAGGCCGCATCGACCAGGCAATCCCTGGCCACCGCCTGCACCCAGTTCTCGACCAGCTTCCCGCCATAGGTCTTGATCACGTCCCAGCGCTTCGTGGTTTGGTCGACGCCGTTGTAGGTGAGCTCGCCGCCGGGGTATTTCCCGGGCATGATCCTGACGTTTCGGTAATAAAGGTATCTGCCCGAAGGCAGCGTCATGGCGATAGTGACCTTGCCGTCGGGCTCCAGCCTGCGGATGAAACCCATCTTGGAGTTCACCGCGACGGGGCCGGGCGTCCGCAAGGCTTGTCTGAACGTGTCGCCGACCCTGTGCCAAAGCGAGACGATCTCGGGGTTGGCCTCGCGCCACGCCTCGACGATCGTTTTGGCTTGGTTGAGATCGAGGTCCAACCCATAAGTCTTCGCGGTCGCCTGGAAGCGGGCCGGTCCCATCTGATACCCACATGCCAGCACGACCACTTTCCCAGCTAACCTCGAGCTAAGTCCGATCCTCTTTTGCTCCCTGACGTAGACGTCTTCGCCGTCGACAAACGCCTTGAGCGTACCCGCGGCACCGGCCAGCCACGCCAATACCCGCGCCTCGATCTGCTTGAAGTCGTAGGTGACGAAGACCTTCCCGGCTCCGGGCACGATGCAGCTCCGCAAGGCTTGGGCGACGATATCCAGGGGCTGCCCATAAACGGCGTCGAGCCAGTCGCGATCATATCCGCGTTTGATGTCGGAAACCGCGCGAGACAGGTCTTTCTTGGGAAGCGTCGGCCTGGGGAAGTTCTGCACTTGTATCAGCCTTCCGGCGAAGCGTCCCGTGCGACTTGCTCCGTAATATTGGATCTGCCCGCGCACCCGGCCGTCGGGGCCGGCGCAGCGGGTCATGGCCAAGAGTTTTCGCGTCGAGCTCTTGGCGATCTCGAGCCGGATCAGCAGCACCTGCCGGGCCTCGTCGGTCTGCACCCCCTTCTCCAGGAGATCCGCCACTTCCTCCTTGTCGAGGCCGCCTTGGACCACCACCCCCTGCCCTTCCAGCCACCGGGCAAGCCTCGCCGTCTGCGAGGCGGGAAGGGTCACCGCGCCGTTGGTCAGGACTGCGCAGGCATGATTGAGGTGTCTCGTATCCTCCTGCGCGATATCTCTGAGCTTCTCGATCAGGCTCATGTCGAGTGCCAGCCCTCGCTGGTTGGTCTTGTGATCCAGGATCGAAACCTCCTTCTCGCGCGCCGGCAGCGCCCTTAACCTTTTGGCCAGCGTCCGTTCCGCGTTGACGTCCTGCCGGCAATACGCTTCCAGCCGGGCGAGACGCTTCGGGTCGTCCTCGTGCCACCTCCCGCCGGCTCGGCGTGGCTTCGCCATTCCCATCATCAGTCTGTAGCCGTCGGCGTCCTTGCGTAAGGCCGCGGGCACTTCCATCGCCATGCCGGCGTGATCGAGCGAAGCGGGGTAGCCCGAGTACATCGCCCGCTGCATCGTGCAGTCGACGTTCTCCCATTGTGGCGTGACGTGGAAATGATGGTGCAGGATCGACCACTCGAAGGCGGCGTTCCAGGCGCGGAGCGTGCCGCCATCGGTCAGGTGGTGTTTGATCTCGCTGGGTAAGTACCCGGTATTCGGCCACGTGCTGCTTTCGATCGGTTTGTCGTCGAAGGCCCAAGCCATTGTAGTCACGACAAGATCAGGGCCAGCCGCGTAGATATCGGCGCCGACGTGTTTCAATTCCAAAGTATTGAAAGTTTCGAAGTCAAGCGACAGGATCGACATTGCAAGCTCCCCGCTGGTTGGGAAAGCGAACTTGACAGGTCGGTCTCGTCATGTCACGTCTTGAAATCGAAAGAAGGGTTTTATCCGATGCCTCACGCTTTTCTGACCGAAAGGAAGCAGGCCCAGATCGTCCCGGTCTGGGACTATTACCAGCTTCTCGTTTCGTTGGGGACGAGCGCCGAGATCTCCGCCAAGATCAAGAAGGCGGGCTACGACCCGCCGGCGCCGAAGACCGTCGATGGCTGGCGGTTCCGGGGGAGGGTGCCGTCGCAGTGGACGCCGCTGTTCCTGAAATGGGCGCTGCAGGCGGGCACGATCGAGAGCATCGACCAGCTACTGGTCCGAGGGAAAGTGACGCTATGACCGACGATCCCACAGTGATCACGGTGAAGGCTGTCGGGATAGAAGAGTATGATGACATCGTCGCGTGGTTGGTCACTGGCAGCGTGATGATGGAAGCTGCCGACGCGGAGTTGGGTAACGTCAGCTTCATCTCCCGAGGCATGCAGATCGCAGCGGCGCGTATCGTCGAGCTTCAGACCACCCTGGAAGAGGCGATTGCTGATGCCAAGGAGTGGAAGCGGCGGGCGACAAGGAACGAGCAGTGATCGTCTTTGCCGTCGACCCCGGCTCGGTGTCCGCCGCTTGGGGTATCGCCAACGAACGTGAGGCACTGGCTTGCGGCGATGTTCCCGTCGCGGATCGGATGATCGACGCTGCCGGCTTCGCCGACCTCGTCGCGCATTTCCCGGCGAGCGTTGCCGTGGTCGAGAAGGTCGGGGCTTTCCCCAGGCAAGGCGTGTCAAGTTCGTTCAGGTTCGGCATGGGCACCGGGATCATCCATGGGGTGCTCGCAGCTCTGGTCGTCAGGCGCGTCGAGGTTTCGCCGATGGTGTGGAAGAAGCACTTCCGGCTCGGTCCCGACAAAGAGCAAGCCCGGGCACTGGCCCTGAAGCTGTTCTCGGACCTGTCGGAGCCGTTGGCGAGGAAGCGAGACGCCGGTCGCGCCGAGGCACTTTTGATGGCGTGGTGGTATCTGGAGACGCACAAATGAAAATGATCGACGATATGACGGCGTCTTTCGAGGTGCTGGCCTTGAAATACCGTGCCGGGGCGATGCCGCGTGACGAGTTTCTTGGTGAACTGCGCCGCATGGCCCATCAGCTTCTCGATGAGCTTGTCGCGGACTTAGTCGTTCGGCGGCGCGACGTGCAGCAAGGGCAGCGGCTCGAAGAGCAGTTGCGCCAATTTCTCGAGATCGTCGACAAATGACCCCTGAGCTTTACCCGTATCAGGATAAGGCCGCGATCCAGATCGGCCACAGCGCCTTGCCGGTGCTCAATGCTTTCGATCCCGGCTTGGGAAAATCCCGCGTCGCGCTCGAGGTGATCAAGAGCCGTGGCTTTCGCCGCGTGCTTATCCTTTGCCCGCATTCGGTGGTTCTCGTTTGGGAAGCCGAGATCAAGCGGTGGTGGCCGGGTGCCCCGCCGGTCCACTTCGTTCGACCGGGCGGCGTTCCTGCCCTCAATGGTGTGTTCGTCTGCTCTTACGGCCTTCTCTCGGAGGCGTCCGGAAAAGTGGCCCAACATCTCGCAGATACCGGGCCATTTAACGCAACCATCATCGACGAGGCCCACTACCTCAAGAACCCGAAATCGAACCGGGCCAAGCGGGTTTTCGAGCTTCTCGGGCAGGGCCGGCTCGGTTGGGTCCATCCGATGACCGGGACGCCCGCGCCCAATCACGCAGGGGAACTTTGGGGGCTGGTCTATCATCTCCGCCCCGACTTGATCGTTTCGCCAATCACGGGGCAGCCGATGCGCGAAGGGGAGTTTCTCTCGCGCTACTGCAACATCCGCCAGTTCAAGGTGAATAACCACTGGGTCGAGCAGGTCACCGGGAGCAAGAACCTCGGGGAGTTGCGGGCACGGCTGGCGCCGATGATCCTGATGGCGAAAAAGAAGGACGTGCTTCCGGAGCTCCCGCCAATCGATTTCGTGACCCTGCCGGTGTGGGCGGGAGACACGCACAACGATCCGCTGCCGTTGGACGAACTCGACGACGACGCCTTGCTGGCGGAACTACAAGCCCAGTCCGGCCCTCAGAGCGTAAATCAACTGCTCGGGCTGGCCAAGACCGCGTCGGTGGTCGAATGGATCGAAGACCTCCTCGACGGCGACGACAAGCGGCGCCTCGTCGTCTGGTGCATCCACCACGCCGTCATCGATCGCTACGCCAAACATCTCGCTCAGTACAAGCCGGTCACCTTCGACGGCAGGAACAACCTCGATCAGCGGCGCGAGGCAGTCGACCGCTTCATGTCGGGCAAGGCGAGGATCTTCATCGGTCAAATTCAAGCTGGCGGCACCGGCCTCACCCTCGTCTCGAAGACGTCGCCCTGCTCCGACGTGGTCTTCGCCGAAGCCTCTTTCTCGCCGGCCGACAACTTCCAAGCCGCGTGCAGAGTTCACCGGATAGGGCAGATGGATGGGGTCCTGGTCAGGCACGCCGCTGCCGCGGGCACGCTCGACGACCGGATACAAGAGATCCTGGCGAGGAAGTCTCGCGAACTGACGGAGCTCTTCGGGTGAGCGACCGTCGGACACTGGTTTACCTTGCCCGCATCGCCAGTCCTGGCTGGCGGAGATTGAAAGAGAGACTGATCGATGTTCGCGGTCACGTTTGCGAGGAGTGCGGTAGCGAGCACCGGGCGCTTGATGTCCACCATCTTAGCTATGACCGGCTCGGCCACGAGAGAATGAGCGATCTGCAGCTGCTTTGTCGGGACTGCCACGAAGAAGCAGACTTGCTGCGAGCCGCACGTACGGCCTTCGAGCGTGGGTTAGCGACTTATGCTCGAAAGAAATACGTCGCCAACGGGTTGTCAGTTCCCGCCGACATAAGAAACGAATTTACCCGCTGGCGGGAGAAGAAGAGACGGTCGCCATGATCGGTATCGATAAAACTGACCAGTGGGACGAGGAAAATGCGGGGAAGCCGTTATCTCCTACACGCCAACAGCTAGAGGCCCGCATCGCCAATCTCGAAGTCGACTATGCACGGGCGGAGAAGATTGCGGTAAACCTTCACGCTATCACCAAAAAGGCGATGGACAGGATCGCCGAGCTTGAAGCCGAGCGCAGCGATTACATCACCGAGACCGAAGCTCTGGTCATTCGTGTACGGGGGGAGAATGCCACCCGCATCGCCGAGCTTGAGGCCGAGATCATCAGCCTAAAGACAGCCGTCACCGAGTGGGGAGACGCCATCCGCGCACTGCCCATTCCCTCCCCGCCAGCCGAGAAGAAGACACCATGAGCGATATGTCGATAGAGCGACTTCACGCTTGGGCTAAATCTGTCGGCTATGTCGCGCCGGCAGAGGCCGCCGCCCGCACCGCCGAGCTTTACATACGCGGTTTGCTGTCCCGCATCGCCGAGCTTGAGGCCGAAATTGCCCAGCGTGATAGCAGCTGGGCGAGCCATTTAGCAGGCGATCTTATAGCTGCCGGTGAAAGCGCTCCTGATCCCCGAGCCATCCCACGACTGAACATCAAGCTAGAGTATCGGGGTGGAGGAATCTCGGGGACTCGCAGCTTGGACGTGATCCGAGTAGAGGCCGAAGATGATGGGAGTTTTACAGCCGTCAGCGACTATTGGCCGCCCGCAGACCCCACATGACCGCGAAGAAATTCACGTTTCTGATCTGGGCCGTGTGGCTGGCGGCGATCGTGATCCTGATCGTCACCATCCTGGCGGCCCCGCGTGCCCGCGCCGCCGACCTCGACGACTGTAAGTCTTACGCCAACCGCGGCTCGGCGCTGGCCTTGCGGCAGCTACTCGGCTTCCCGTTCATCGACGTCGCCGCCGGGAGGTTCCTCTACAGGAAAGCCTACAGTTTCTGCCTGCTCCAGGACGAGGTCCCAGCTTTCACCTTCACGCCGGAGGAGCAGCCGATCGTCGACGGGCAGGTGGTGGTGTTCCCGCCGATGAAGCCGGCGTCGGACCCACCGGAGGTTAGTGGGAAGGTTTCCACTAACCTGAAGAGGAGCGTGCCCGCCGTGCCCGCGCTCACCGGCCAACCCCTGTGCGTCAAGTACGGCAAGCGAACCGTCTACAAAGGCAAAAGATGGAGATGCGTAAAATGAACGACGATCCTCTGGCCAGCTCCTCCACCAATACCGAGGACAGCCGCCGTGCCCGCGACTTCTGGGAAAAGACCAACAGCTTGAGAGCCTCCACCGAAACTGCGGGCGAGACTTATGCCAAGTCGATGCGGGCGATCATCAACGCTCCCGACGACGATCCTGTCGACCACCCGGCGCACTATACCAGCCACCCTTCCGGGACCGAATGCATCGAAATCGTCGAGCACATGAATTTCAATCTCGGTAACGCGATCAAGTACATTTGGCGTTCCGGCGAGAAGGGCGACACCGTCAATGATCTGAAAAAGGCGAGATGGTACGTCGACCGGGAACTCCAACGCATCGCGGGGAAAGACGCATGAGTAAGAAAGTCCTGATCGAGGTTCTCAAAGGTCGTGGCCTGCACGAGCTTGCCCTGCGCGCCGAAACTGGTGAGTTTTCCGACTTCGCCTCTGACCACGACTTCCCGATGATCGAACTGGTCAACGAGTTGGAGAAGGCCGGTGCCGGCGATCTCGCCCAGCGTGCCCGCGAAGGGGATTTCGATCATGACCGTTAGGAGGAAGAACGCATGACCGTCACCCGCGACGCGCCGAACCCCGCCGAGCAACTTCGCCGCCTCATGCTCAAGCGCGAGCTCACCCCCGAGGAGGAGACCGCCGTCAGGGCTGCGATCGAAGCCGCGATGGTCAAAGTCGACGACGCCCTCGCTGTGGTCAACGCCATGATCGAGGAGATCGAAGTCAGGAAGGAGAAAGCCCGTGAAGCGGCCACCGAGCACTGAGGAGCTTGGCGTCAGCGAAGACGAAATTCGCGAGATGCTCGACAACCCGGCCTATGCCGACAGCTTCAAGCTGGCCCGCCGTTTCGGCAGCGCCGTTCGCTCGCACTTCAGGGGTCGTCGGCCTAACTCCGAAATGATCATTGGCGCGGCGATGGCGGCGATCTCGGGTGCCTTGCGCGACGCCCGGCCGGAAGAGTGGGAAGACCGGGTGCAGCAGATCCAGAACAGCATTTACATGCTCAACCTGCTGGTAGGTGTTTCGCACCAACCCCGTCAGGACAACTGAAAAGGAAAAGCGATGCCGATCAAGATCGAAATATCAGGCGAGAGCATGGGCGACATCGAACTCGCCTTGCAAGCTCTCAACCGTCCGGACGCGCGTACCATGCCGCTCACCGACCTCTGGGAGATCGCCCAGGACCGTTTCGCCGACGGTGGCTTCGTCCTCACGGCGGTGGCGCCAAGCGACGTGGCGGGCACGCCCGCGCCAGGATCGGTCGCCGCCGTCGAGAAGGCCCTGAAGGAGAACGTGGCTGAGGAAGTGTTAGTCGAAGACACGGCTCTGCCGCCCAAGCGCAAGAAGACGACTGCGGCGAAGAAGCCGGCGCCCGAGGCGGTGCCCGCAGCGGCGGACAACGGCGACCGCGCCTACGTCCTCGACGAGCTTACCAAGCGTTTCGCCGATCCCAAGCAGAAGACCCAGGCGAAAGCCTTCATCGATAAGGTCGCCGGGCGTCACGGCGGTGTCAGGCTCAGTCGCCTCGAGCCCAAGCTCTTCCCGCAAATCCGGGAAGAGATGATCGTGGAGTTTGGCCTCGCCGGGAGCAACGGTCATGCCGGTATCTGAGCCCTCTCCGATCGAGATCCTCCGCCAACTGGCCGAGTCCACGCCGGTGACTACAGACACGCCCGAATACGGGCTGGGCACCGACGCCCAGCGCATCACCAACGTTACACCGCCGGCGCCGGTGACATCGACCACCGCGGGGATCATCGGGAGCATCTACGCCGTTCAGCCGACTGTGTCTCCCGGGGAGTGGCGACGGTTCCGGGCCACGGTCGGGCGGATACTCGGCTTTCTTCCGGTTTTGCCCGAGAGCGACGATCGTGACTAAGAAGAAGGACAACAAGCCGTATGTCGGCTGGCCCCTGGACCGCCTCGCTCTCGGCGAAAGATTATGGGGTGACGGCTACAAGGCCGGGTTCTGCGCCGAGCAGTGCGGCGTGACCCGGAACGCTTTCCTGGGCATGGCGCATCGTAAGCGTTGGCCCCGTGGCGTTGCCGTCGAGCCGGAGGAGAAGCCGGTGAAGGCGCAGGCAAAAGGCAAGCTGCGCATCGCCAAGCCTGAGCTGCCGCGCGAGATCCCCCCGGCGGAAGTCGGGAAGGTTCGTCTCCTCGACCTCGGGTTTTACTCTTGTCGTTGGCCGGTGTCTGGCGTCGGGATGTCGACGTTGTTCTGCGGAAAACGATCTGCCGGGTCTTACTGCGAAGAGCACCAGAAAGTGAGCGCCGGCGTCCGCTACGGCGGGAACGACCGCCGCTGAGCGTATCTCGGATTTCGGGAAAATTATTTTGGGGAAGGCAACATGACCGCGCACGCAGACGCCTCGCCGTCGAGCGCAGACACCTGGCTCAACTGCCCGGCGTCGGTGACCCTGGCCCGTGGCCGCAAGCGCAAGGCGACGATCTACACCGCCGAGGGATCGGCTGCCCATGAAGTCGCCGAGCTGCTTATCCATGGCCTGCCGGCGCCCGACGAGGTCGTGGTCGAGGGCTTCACCATCGCGGTCGACGACGACATGGTCGACGCGGTCGAACGGTATGTCGAGTACGTCGAGCAGCTCAAGGCGAAGTCGAGCGTCTTCCGCACCGAGACGAAGATCAATGTGCCTGTGCCCGGTGGCGAAAAGCTCTGGGGCACCGCCGACGTGATTGCCTTGAGGAAGGCGACCGGCGAGCTCGAAGTCGTCGATCTCAAATACGGCAAAGGCGTCGCGGTGTCGGCCAAGGATAACCCGCAGCTACGGATTTACGCTCTTGGGGCGATCAACAGCTTGGGCACGGCCTACCCGATCGCTTCCGTTCGCATGACCATCATCCAGCCACGCACCGAGAGCGACCCCGGCCTCAACACCGACGAGATCGACATCTACGAGCTCGGCGCGTGGCGCGATACGATCCTGCTTCCTGCCATCAGCCGGATCGATCTCGGCGACAAGACTGAGGTCGCCGGCCCGTGGTGCCGCTGGTGTGTTCGTGCCGGCGAATGCCGAACGCTCGCCGGCAAAGCCCAAGGAGATGCACGCATGGTCTTTGACGCAAACTCTACCCCGGCCGTCAGCGCCGCGACGGCAGCGGCTCTCAGCGACGCCGAGCTTGCCGCGATCCTCGATCAGGCGGATTTTGTCATATCGTGGATCGAGAAAGTCAGGGCCGAAGCGAGTGCCCGCCTCGATCACGGCAAGACCATACCCGGCTGGAAGCTGGCGGCGAAGCGCGCCATGCGTACGTGGGTCGACGCCGACATGGCTTTGGCAGAACTTCGCAAACGCTTTCCGAAACTGGTCGCCTCGATGGTCAAGGTCGTTACCCCGACCCAGGTCGAGGCTACCCTCAAGCGGGCCAAGCTCGACACGTCGGTGCTCGCGATTGGCGGGCCATTGGTGATGAAAGAGAGCTCGGGCACCACCCTCGTCAGGGAAGCCGACCCGCGCCCGGCGATGATTGGGTCAGACGCCAAGACCGTGTTCGAGCAGTTGACCGAGAGCCTGGACCCTTGATGCCGGTGGACGTGTCGATGGTCCCGCTGGAGGTTCTCGACCTGTTCGAGAGGCTGACCCTGAAGCTCATCGCTGACGGCTGGGAGCGGTACTCTGCCGATGCGATTTTACATAGAGTGCGCTGGCATTTCAAAGTCGACAAAGGGAACCGGGAGTTCAAGTGCAACAACAATTGGACATCGCGGTTGTCCCGCTGGTTCATTGAGCATCACCCTCAGCACGATGATTTCTTCGAGCTTCGTGTCAGCCCTGGAACACCCTATTGGTATTGAGCAAGATTGAACTTGAAACCGAGACCAAAGTCTCGTAAATAAAGCAGGCCCTCTTTGAGGGTCTGAAAGTCTCAGCAAAAGGAAATGTCAAAATGGCTGCTACAGCCCTCAATACGCCCTACGCCACCCTTTCTTTTCCGCAGCTTTTCACGCCCAAGCCCCGCTCCGAGGGGGCGGAGCCGGTCTTCTCCTGCTCCCTGCTTTTTGCCCCGGCCGAGCAGAAGACGGCCGAGTTCAAGGCGATGCAGAACGCAGTCTTGGCGCTGGCCAAGGACAAGTTCCCCAACATCCCCGTGAAGAGCCTGATGCTCCCCTTCCGGGACGCGGAAGAGAAGGCTTATGTGGGCTACGAGGCGGGGATGCTCTACATTTCGCCGTGGTCGAAGTACAAGCCGGGGATCGTCGACGTCCGGCTGCAAGACGTGCTCGATCCCGCCGAGGTCTGGGCGGGCCAGATCGTCCGCGCCAATATCTTGCCATTCGCGTGGACGAATTCCGGCAAGAAGGGAATCTCTTTCGGGCTCAACCACATCCAGTTAATCAAGAAAGACGCCCCGCGCATCGACGGTCGCGCCGCGGCCAATAAAGTCTTCGAGACGGTCGAAGGCGAAGACGACAGCGATAGCCCGTTCTAGTCATGACCGAGACCGACCTGATCGACCTTTTGATCGCGTTCCCGTTCATCGTGGTGTTCTACGCCATCGGAATGATGGTCAACGACGCCGCACGACGAGGCTAGGCGCCCTTCTTCGCGAACGGCGGGGCGTGCTTACCCCCGAAGTTCGCCATACCCCCACGACTTCCGCCGCCGGGTCCCGACTTCGGCGGCGCTTTCTTTGCGGGCATGGTGTGGCCACTGGTCGGCGGCATCGTGTGTTTGGAGAACTGCGGCGGCACCGGGCGCTTCCCTGCTGGCTTCGGCGGTGGCGTTGCCACGCCCTGCTTGAAGGGCACGCCGGTCGACGGCGGTGGTCCGGCTGCTTGTGACAGCATGTTGGCGAGCGGGCTGGGGGTCTTGGCCATCAGGGTGTTCCTGGGTTGAAGGGATCGGGTGGCATGACGAAGACGCTCGTCGGCTTAACGTCCTGCGTCATCCAAGGGTATCTCTGCTTGCGCTGCAAGGGTGTGAAGTCTTTGCGGGTCTGGACGTTACGGCTTTCGACCTCGCCGGCAGAGTATTTGTATTTGATCGCCGCCGCCGGCGAGTAGTCGCCCATGTTGGCTCCGGGAGCGAAGCCTTCGCGTGCCTGGACGCCGTGCATGAGCTCGTGCAGCGCCGTGCTGGGCTCGCCGCCCGCGGGCGCGAACGTCGAGTAGTAGAAGGAGTCAGTGCTCGGTTTGTAAGCCCCGTACCATTGTGCAGCGGCGGGATCGCTGCGCCGGTGATATGGCCGGCTGAACAAGTCGGGATAGGCAGCTTTCAGCTCCGGGTGGTTGACGACGTCGCCAACCGTCAACGGCTCCGTGGTCGGGTCGTAGCCTTCGAGGTATTTGGCGCGGGCGAGCAGGCTCTCTTTCGTGTTTTCCTTGGCGAGCTGGATCGAGTTTGCCGGGATCGGGCGCTGAAGCTCATTGGTCAAATGTGCCGCGGCTTCGTCGATGGGTATGCCTTTGGCTGCGGCCCGGTGCGCCAGGATAGATGCGAGTTCGGCTTCGGTTTGCACCTGATTATGAAAAGCGACGCGCTTGTCCATCGCCGCCTTGCTGTTGATCACCGCGTTGTTGTCGGGGATCTCGAAGCGCCACTGGTCGTCAGGGCCTTTGAACCAGCCGGTGGCGTCGTAGATCGAGTGTTTGAGACCACCGGCGGCTTCCATCTGCTGAGCGCGGGCGAGGGCTTCGAGATCGGCGGTCTTGGCCAGGCGACCACCGAAGATCCCGAGCCCGGCGTCACGGGCACCAGCCGTGCCTGCGCCACCGCCGGCCATCGTCGCCGCCCAATCCATGGCCCTGCCCACACCTTCCGGGCTCATCGGATCGACTTGCTGGTAGGCGGCGTCGTGGGGGAGCGTGAAGACGTTGGCGAGGCTCGAGACGACCCCGGGGCCGAAGTTCGCCAGCTTGGACTGGGCGAGCTTGTCGTTGACGTCGCCGGGCACGCCGAGCGAGGTCAGCAGCGACGCCGGCTTGGCCTTCTGCAGCTGCTGCAGCATCGCCCCGGTGTCGACGCCGCTGCCGGTATTGCCGGCGAAGACGTCGGCGAGCTTCATATCCAGCTCGTCCCGATCAAGGCTTGCGCGGTCTTGACTTTGGGCGCGGCTTTCCCGATCGGCACCTGATCGAAGACGTTCGCCAGCGACGACGGCGAGATCATCTGCGCCTGGGTGTCTCCGATTGGCGCCGGGGGAGCGCCTGCCGCGCCCGGCTGCAGGCCAAGATCGGTCGGCTGCACCGGCGGCAGCGGCGTATTCGGGTCCGAAGTGCCGCCACCGCCTTGGCCGCCGCCGAACAGCGAGGCGAGGCTGTCGGCAAACGCCGACATGCCGTCAGCAGGGGCAGCGGTGCCCGTCGAGGCTTGCGCGGTAGCTCCTGTGGTATCTTTGCCATAAGTCACGCCCGCCGGGGCCGGCCCGAGATTCGCCGTCTCCGGGGATAAGCTCCGGGCACCGCCCTGTGCCGCGATGTTCTCACCGAGGGTCTTGTTGACATCGAACGTGTGCCCGGCAGCCGTGAGCTTGCGCAGGGTGATCGGGTCCCACCGTTTCAGCGGGAGCGACTCGGCGACCTTGAGCTGAAGATCGAATGGCGCCGACTGCGCCGTCGGGTATTGCGCAAAGTCGACGCCAAACTTTCTTCCGGCGTCCCGCCAGGTGCCGTCGGTGATCTGCAGAAAGCCACGGGCACGGCCCGACGAGGTCGTAGCGTTGACGTTGGTGACGTTTTTTCCGCTGCTCTCGAACTTGATCAGATCGTTGAGGAGCCGCTGCCCGCCACCGCCGCCGACGGTCTGCAGGGGGCCGGCGTTCACCGCACCGGCGAGCGTATCAGCGACGCCACTGCCACCTCCGCCGACCGCCTGCCGCAGCCAGCCTGGCGCTTTCGCGGACGACTCGCCTGGACCCCATACGGCGGGCGTCCCGAAGCCGACATGGTATCTGCCGACGCCCATGTAGCCTTCGCCGGCACCGAAGCCGGTGGCGCCATTCTGCTTCGCCGCGGCGAAGAACCGCTGAATGATCGGCAGGTCGTTGGGGTTGTTCTCACTGAGTTGGCGACCGCGTATCGATAGGGAGAGATCGCCGGCGTTGCCGAGATCGTGGCGGTGCGAGCCAGTGCGGGCACTGCCCGAGCTTGGCTGCCCGCCCGAGAATATATGAACACCGTCGATGCCGGCCGCGGCGGCAGCCGCGTTGAGCACACCCGCCAGGCGCTGGCTGATCGGGTAGTGCCGGATGTTGGACTGCTCTTGATAGATCGTCATTTATTTGGCGCCTGCCCGCTGGCGCCGGTAACGGCGGCGTTGGAAAGAACACGGGAAAGCGTGGGCCGGTTGAGGAAGCTCTGAGCGAGGCTCGGCGGGTTGACGATGCTGCGGGTGAAGGGGTCGCTGGTGAAGCGGTTGCCGATGAAGCGGGCGAGCATCGGCGTCCCGAGGGCCGCAGCTATGGCCGCCGGCGCGATCGGTGCCCCACTGAGCGCAGCACCAACCCCGCCAAGGCCGGTGGCAGCGATCCCGCTCAAGATGCCGGGGCCGCCGAGGGTATTCCCACCCTTCCCAGGGAGTGTCCGGGTCGGGCGGGTCTTGTCGGCCCGCCGCAGGAGGTCTGAAGCCGCCATGCGCTTGGCGAGCTCTGAGATTGTAGCGCCAGGGCCTGCGCCTTGCTCGGTGTAGAGGTCACGAACCCCACCTTGCTTCGACCACCAGGACGAGGCTTCACCGGGGTTATAAGTCTCGGGGCTGGCTTCGAGCGTGCCCCCGGCTATGTTGCCGCGGGTCTTGAACTCGTACTGGTTGGCCAGCAGTTTGGCGAAACCCTCCGGGTCGTGCAGGGCGAGCGCACGCATCCGGTCGACGTTGCCCGCCCCCTCGAACAGGTGAGTGTAGGCTTTGTCTTGCGGAATGGTCTTGCCTTGGCGATCGGGCGCGATTTCCCCGATGGCCTCACGCTGGGCTATCAGCTCGCTCGCCCGCCGTTCGATGGCGTTGAAGATCGGGGCCGGGATGCCGGCACGCGCCGCCGCGTCGCTCATGGTCCTGGTTTGGGCGACCCGGAGAGCTTGGCGCATGGGTACGTCAAGGGCGACGCCAGTATCCGTGCGGTTGCCATAATCGCGTTGGCTGCGCGCGACCTGGAAGCTCGGCCCCATGTTATCGTGGATGTCGGCACGAACCTGGGCCTCGGCTGCGTCGCGAGCCGCGCTTGCCGGCTGGGCTAGGATGTTGGCGAGGCGGCCCTGCAGGGCCTGGTGCAGCCCCGGATCGACCGGGAAACGTGAATTGACGGCATCCGCCGCGTCGAAGTGCCGGATGGTCGGTCCTTGCCTGGCAACGTCGGTCAAGGGGTCGTCCATCATGGACGCCCGCGCCGCCCGCTCGGCGACGACACTTACTGGCTTTCCACGCGGCAGACGCGGCTGCCCGGTGGCCGGATCAATCTGCCCGTGCAGGCGGTCGTTGTAGATGCGATCGAGCTCCGCCCGAATATTGTCGGCGGCCGTGCCAGCAACGTCGATGCCTTGCTTACCGATGCCGGCCTTGCTCATTTCGTCGCCGACGTAGGGCCCACCACGCTTCATCGCGGCGGTCACCCGATCGGCAGTATCCAACGCCCCGGTCTGTGCCCGGCGCGCGGCATAGGAGGGGTTGCCTCCGTAGGGGAAGACAGAAAGTGCGTCTTCGAGATAGGCGGCGAGCTTGTTGCCGACCAGGCCGAGGCTGGGCGGCACGTTGATCTGGTCGGCGGCGGTGAGCTTGGCGGCCGACGACATCGGGCCGGGGCCGCGGTTGGTCAGCCCGCTGCTGAGAGCTTGCCGGCCGACATAACCACCAACCGGCACGGCGAGGCCGCCACCAAGGAGCTCGCCATAGGTCTGGCCACCCTCGCCGCCGGTGATCGCGTGCCCGACGGCACCGCCGATCTCGCTGCCGCCCTTGATCAGTCCGGCGTTGGCGCCGACACGGGCAGCACCACTGGCCAAGGTCGAGACGATCTCCGGGAGGCGAGCGCCGGCTGCTGGGGCGCCGAGACCGCCGGTGACGATCAGCGGGCCAGCGAGGTTTCCGGCGGTGCGGGTCCAGCTATCCCGGTAACCGGGCACCGGCGGGACATATTTGTTGTAGAGGTCGACGGCGCCGGTCAGTTGCGGCTCGGCGAGAGGCTTCCCGGCGGCCCGGTTATAGAGGTTGGCGATGCCCGTGCCCGCGCGCGAAGGCAGATCCGCGAGGCTGGCGACGCCCTCACCAGCACCATGCGCGAATTCCCCGGCCTGACCGAGGAGGTTCGACCAGAAGCCTTCCGGGCGAGCCACGTCCGGCGCGGCAGCGACGTTGTAGGCATTGGCCTGGGCTGCGGCCGCGGCGTCTTCTTCGGCCTGCTTGTTGAAGACGGCGGCCTGCTGGTCTTCGGGAGACAGAACCGGCTTTTTGAGGAGAGGCTGAACGGGGGTCGCCATCTACTGCGCCTTGGCTTTGGCAGCGGCGAGAGCGGCGGCCCGCTTGGTGAAGAAGTCAATGGCCGCAGGCGTGTATGTCGGCCAGAGTTCAGGCTTGCCACCGGCTTCGACGAGGTTGGCGGGCATGGGTGGGAGGTTGGCTGCCGGGGCCGGTGCGGCGGCTTGTGCCGGTTTCGTCAGCGCAGTGTCTTGTATAGGCGCGACAGGATTGTCGTCGAGCTTGAGACTGTAACGGGGGTCGGCCATCTGCTGCTGGAACAGATGTCTTCGGGTAGGATCGCCGACATAAGCGTTCCACATGATGCCCTGGACCTCGTTGGTCGCGGCCTCGATCTTGTTTGCGTAAGTCTGCGGGTCCTGTATATCCGCCAGAGATGGGATGAAGGTCCGTATGTTCTGCGGGCGCTCGCCGCCGGGGAAGGCCGCACCGGACAGGCGATAGAGATTGAGCGCGTACTGATTGAGCATCTGAGCGTAGCGCCGGGCGGGTCCGGGAGCCATCTGCTCGATGGTGGTTTCGAGAGTCGACGGGTCGCTGCTGGGGTTGGCCCAGACTTGCCAGAAAGCGCTCGGCAGGTCTTGCGGCGGAAAACTCTTTATATGCGCCAGGGCTATCGCAATGTTCGAGAGGATCATGCGATCGGCCATCTGCCCTTGCGAACCGACGTACTCCGGCGGAGTGCCGGGAAGCGGCTGCTCCACGACCGTCGGAAGGGGGCCGTTCGGACCCATCGCGACGGCGGGTGCTCCCGCCGCGGGAGCAGCAGCCGCGGGCACGGCGGGCGTGGGTGGAGTAACCCCAGCAGGCGCGGGCGGAGTAACCACGGCAGGCACCGTCGTGGGGATGGCGCGCGGGTCAGGAAGGCCCAGCATCCGGGCCTTGACCTGGTCGGGGAAATACATGCTTTCGGGCTTGACCGGCTGCGCCAAGGCAAAAGCCGGGGTGCCGTCAGGGTTCTTCTTGCCGGTATCGACCGCCTTCGGGACCAGCATCTGATTGTTATACGCCGTCTCGTAGTCGGCATATTCCTGCCGGGTCGGCCGCCAGTTCGGATCGGACGCCATCGCTGCCGAGACCGTGTCGAGGTGCCCGCGCTCGATCGCAGGGTCCCCGCTTCCGCGGTTGTAGATGCTGCCTGCCGCCGCCGCGGACGGGCCAGCGGTCTGCTTGACCCCGTCGGGTCCGAATGTCTGCAAGGTCGACTTCTCGGGCAGCGCGATCGAAAGCTCCTTGTCGACGATCGACTGCAATAGAGGAATGAGCTGCTGCTCTTCCGGAGTGAGCGACCCCGGCGGTTTGGCCTTGAGCGCGGCGAGATGGGCGGCAGCGGGACCGGCGCCGGCGGTGCCCGCCGGGTTGGCGGCGGCATCCGCTTGAGCTTTGGCTTCGGCCTTGGCCTGCTCAAGAGCGACATCGTAGGGAAGTTTCCCCGCGGCTTCGCGGGTGGCATTCAGGGCGGGAGCGGTGTCCCCCGAGGTCATCATCGTCGTCGCGGTCGGGGCGTTGCCGGTGTAGAGCGTCGAGGCGAGCCGCATCTGATCGGGGGTCCGGCCCACCGCGGCGGGTCCGCCGGGCGTCAGACCAGAAGCGAGGCTCGACCCACCGACATCCCTAAAATAAGCACTGGATAGATCGGTGGCGTCCTTGGCGAGGTATGGCGCCAGCCTGCCTCTGGCTTCTGCGGCAGCCTTCTGGTCGTTGTAGTAGTTCATGTCGACGATCGACGGCGGTGCCGAGACCGGCACCCCGTTCACCGGGCCGGCGATACGCGAGATTTCCACGGGCGCCGGCTGATCGACCGGCGCGGGAACGGCACCACCATAGCCCCTGACGATACCGGGTTGGGCCGCGGCCCGCTCCTCGGCGAGCTTCTGCAGGTCGGCGGTCTTCTGCGCTTCCTGCGCTGCTTGCGCCTGATAGAGCCGGTTCTGATACTCGTTGTTCCAGATTTGCGAGCTGGTCAAAGCGAGCTTCGCCTTCGTCTCGGCGTCGCCGGTGAAAGCCTGCGACAGCGTATCGGCAAGCCCGAGGAACGGACTGCGGTGAACCGTGAGGCCGACGCTCGCCATCAAAAGCTCCTGCTGTAGTAGTCGATCTTCTTGGGATCGATTGCCTGCTGGGCTTTGTAGACGTTGATGAAGCCTTGGCGCTTGGAATTGGCGGCGTCGCCGCCGATGCCGGCGTTGAGGAAGGCCCGGTTGGTGGTCACGTCAGCGCCACCAGAGGACCCGTTCATGGAAGCCACGGTGGCGAGGGCGGCAGCCCGCTTCTTCATCTCGGCGGCGGCGCTGGCGATCTTGGCGGCGTAGTCGGCCTTGTAAGTCGGGTCGTTGACATATTGCGAGCCAGATGCCGCGTTCTGGTCGGATACTGAGGTGTCGCCGGACTGCGATTGCGCCGATGACTTGTCCGCGGTCAACGTATCGGCGTTGTTGAGATAGCCGGTCAACCGGGTCTGCTCGGTCGCCTGCTGCTGCTTCTGGGCGTCGGCGCTGACCTGGGCGAGGCCGGCTTCCTGGGCGGCGGTCGCCTGCTGCCGGGTCCGCTCCTCGTTGGCGTTGGCCTCGGCGCGGGCCTTCTGCTGCTGCGTCAGCCACGCGGCATATTCATCGTCCTGCTTCTTCTGCGCACTCATCTGCCCGAAGGAATCGGCGACTTTGCTGGCCATCGAGGCGACAGCAATAATTGTCGGGTCACACAAGGGGCCGTCTCCTAGTAGTTCGAGCCAGAGGACTTCGGCAACCCACCGGCAAACTGGGAGTAGGCGCGGGCATTTGACCCTGATTTCAGGATATTGGCGGCGCCGATGGTCACGGCCTTGAAGACGTCACCGAGTGCCGAAGTGTCCGCCTTCTGATTGCCGACGTCACGCACCGCGGTCGTCGCCGTGTTGGTGGCGAGCGTCGGGTCCTCGGTGGCGTAGAGCTGCGAAATCGCCTTCGACTCCTCGGATGCAATCTTGTTCTTTTGGTTCCCGGTGGCGGTGTCTGCGGCGTTGGCGACATCCTGCTTGGCCTGGGCATTCTCCTTGGCGCGGTCGGCGATCTGCTGATTGGCGGCACTCGAGTAGGACGTGCCGGCGCGGGCATAGTCATAAGTGTCCTGTGCCTGGGCCTTCTTGTACTGGTCGGCGATCTGACCCGCGTAGGAGTCGACGTAGCCCTGCCTGTACTTGTCATAGTAAGCCTGATCGAAGCCGCCGGTGGTTTGGCCGGTGTCTTCCTGGGTGGTGTAGTTGAGCGCACTGCCGGTCTTGTAGGTTTTCCCTGAGGAGTCCTGCAGGGCGTCGTAGGTCGGTGTGGACGTAGCCCTGCGACCCTTGCCCGAGACGATATTGCCGCTGGCGTCGGTGGTGACGGCCTTGCCACTGGCGTCGGTGGTGACGGTCCTGCCGCGGTTGTCGGTGGATTGCTTGTAGACGTTACCGGCGGCGTCGACCTTGACCTTCGAGTAGCCGGCCGGAACCGAGGAGCCGTAGGTCGACCAGTCGTAGACGTTCGACTTGTCCTTGGTGACCTTCTTGCCCTCGAAAGCCGCCTTGATATTGGCGAGGCCCGTGTCGAGCCGCGTCTGGCGCGCGGCTTCCTTAGTCTTGGCTTCAGCGGCCTGGGCCTTCTGTTCCTTGACCACGGCCGAATTGCTTGAAGAGGTCTTGCCGCCCATCGTCAGGTGCCCCCGACTGCTCGGGTCTTATGCAGGCGATTTAGGTGCAGTGGGTCGTACTCGCCCGCGGCGTTGTAATCGTCCGGATTACCGCCATGTGCAGAAGAAATCGGCGCCGCTGATCCACCAAATGCCGGCACCGCCATCCCATCTCCGGGACCAGGCGGTATCCGCCCGCCGGGAACCGAGGCGCCATAAGCACGTAGCGCCCCGGTCAGAGGATTGCGGCCCAACAGCGGATCGGTGCCCGGGGCTGCTGGCGTCGTCAGCTTGCCGGTGCCCGTGGGCACCGGCGGCGGTGCCGGCCGCGCCTGCGGCGTCGGCGGTGTGTTTGGCTTCTTGCCCAGCCCGGAAAGCGCCGAAGCCAGGTTCGACGAGCGCAGACCAGTGACGCCGGCAGCTCCTCCCGCCTGGCCGGGAGCAACGACCGCGCCGCTCAGATAGGGATTGGGGGCCGCGCCGGCTCCAGCGGTTTTTCCGCCCATGGATTTATACCTTCGTGCCCGAGGTGTTGGTGGTGCCCGTCGTCGTGGTGCCCGGGCTGCCCTTCTTCGGCATCCAGGTGTTCGTCCACTCTCCGCGGCTGTTGCCGGCCACGTCGAAGCGGGAGCCAGCGTTGAGCATGTTGGACATGGCCAGCTTGCGCCGGGCTTGCATCCCGGCGAGCTTCGGATCGGTCGAGACGGTCGAGCTGCCATCAGCGGCAGTCGTGTCGCTATTGTCGCTCGATGAATTCCCCTTGCCGCCCATTACAGGCTCCTTCCCAGGATCGTGCCGATGGAGACGAAGCCGGCCTTCCTAAAGAGATTGATCAGCGACGCGGTCTCCGCCATGCCCGAGGCCAGCGGGGCGTGGAAGGCGCAGGCACCATCCCCGGTCGACATCTCGAGGGCGAGCGAGACCAGGACGTTGCCGATCGCCGAGTGCCGGTGCCCGGCGACGACGTAGAGCGTGTGCAAGACCGCGACGGGTTTCTCGCAGAACGTATCGTCGAGGGTGTAGGAGATCGTGCCGATGATGTCGCCCGCGGAGCGGGCGACGATGTGCGGGCAGACGCCACTCTCGATCACCCGCTTCAACCAGGCTTCGGCGCGGTCGGGCGAGAACTTGATGCCGCGGTGTTTGTAGCCGGCCTCGGCGAAGAACAGGCCGAAGAGACCGCACAGCTCTTCGGCGTCACCGACTTCGGCGAGGCCGAAGTCGATCTCGTCAAGCGTCTTGTTGACCAGCCTATGCCGCAAGGGCACGGTATTGGTGGCGATGCTCATTGGCGACGGTGATCCACAGGATCATGGGGTGTGTCCCGGCGCCAATCCCGGGAACAGTGATGGCCATAGGGGCGAACCCTATGCGTCGGAGCCACCGCGTCGACAGCGCGTTACCGGGGTGCGTGATCGCCTGCACGGCGAGCAACCCTTCCCCAAGCATGTCGGGGATCATAGACCTGAGGATGAACTTCGTCACGGAATGCATGACGCGCGAGGCTTGACTCGTGCCGAAGCCCCAGACCTGCCCCTGCTGAGCGGACATCAGCGTCATGCCGAAGGCGAAGACCGGGGCGTCGTCGATGTACGCCATGCGGCGGTATTTCGCCGTCCAGGCCGATGCCGCGAGACGAGCGGGTTGGTCGAGATTACGGGTAATCGAGAGTTCTTTGGCGTCTTCCGGCCTGAGATCGCGGGCAACCGCGAGGATTTCATCGAACGAAGGCTGGTGGATGACGATCATCGCCGCGGCACCGCCGAGGATAGTATCTGGCCAAGCGTCTGGATCGCCTGCTGCAAGGCGCCCTGATCCAGCGGCTGCGAACCAGAGGCGAAGGCGGGGCCGTTGAAGTCAGGCGGGTAATCCGCAGCGCCGGCGAAGTTCGGCGGGGTCGCCGGAACGGTCGGCGGCGGCTGCAGGGTCTCGGGTCCGCCAACGGCATTAACGATGTCGCGGATGCCCTGCGCCGAGGCCGGGTTGGGGCCGCCATAGGTGTAATCAGGTGCGTTGATGAAGGCGCTGCTGTCTGGCATCGGCGGCATCGGCTGCCCACCGGGTGCCTGCGGCGGCGGACCCGCAGGCAGGCCAGGACCTGACGGCGGCGGACCAGACGGTGCCGCCGATGGCGGATTGGGACGCTGCCGCGGAAGGGGCTGGAGCTGCGCCTTGTTGTGCAGCTCAAGAGCCTTCCGGGTCTGCGGCCCGATGATGCCGTCGAGCTTGCCTTTGTAGAGGCCCTCGCTCTTCAGCATCTGCTGGGTCCTGACATTGCGTTCGTTGGGCATCGCCTAGTCCTCCTGGGCCATGGCGTAGTGGACGGAGGCATTCGAGATCGTCGCCGGCAAGGTGTCATCGTTATAGAAGCGCAGCGAGAAGTGTGTGTTCTGGCCGGCGAATTCGGCCTTGCCGCCACGCCAGGTCGGGTAGGTCGCGAAACTGCCGAGGGTTTCCTCGTTGTCGGGGTCGCCGTAGGCGAACGAGTTCTTGACCGTCCACGCACCAGTGAAAGTCATGTCGAAGCCGTCGAAGATCTTGTTGACGTTGGGCTTGCCCATGTCGTGGTAGGGGAGGCGGATCTCGACGCCGCAGTTGTCATAGACGGTGCCATCGTTGCCGCCATAGACGTAGAGATCGTCGCCCGAGCGCAGGAAAATCCGCCCGCCGCAGGTCACAGCCTTATCGATGGTGAAGGGCACGGTGTAGTAAGACCACGCCGTGATCTTGGGGCCAGGGAAGGCGCTGAGCACGAAGATCTCGTTGGGGAAGATCAGCCAGAACCGGCCGACGGTCGGCTCCAGCAAGGCCCTGGCGGCAGAGAAATAGTTGATCCCCTTGGTGAGGTAGAGGTTCTGCAGGAGGGCGTCGACCGGCGAGCCGATGTCGGAGACGGCAGCCGCGTTGGAGGAGTCGCGGGCACGCACCGAGCGAACACCGGATTGGGCGAGATAAAGCACATCGCCGGAGCCGTACTGCAAGATCCCGTTCGGTGCGGTCGTGCCGGAGTTGCGCAAGACCTGGGAGAGGGCGTTCTGCGCCGGGTCGGGATCGACGGCCCAGAGCTGGGTGGCCTGCGTCGAGAAAACACAGAGCTTGTCGTAGTAGACCTCAAGCGAGATCAGCACCTCGCCGCCGGAGTCCTGGTTGGAAAGGTTGATGAAGCCGGCACCAGTGCCGGTCGTCCAGTTCGTGGGGTCGTTGACGGCCGAGAACGAGAGATTGGTGCCGATCACCGCGTAGACCTTGGTGCCGTAGGTCTTGATGTAGGCACCCTTGCCGGCACCGCCGGTGGCGACGGCGTTATAGTAATGCGGGACGTTGGCGGGAAAGAGGATTGCCGGGTTCGTGTCGTAGCAGGCCAGATAGATCAAGCCGTTAAACGTATCGAAATCCGTCTGGGTCAGGGTCGGCGAGGCATTCGGGATCTTCTGATAGACCAGCCCGCCAGAGACGCCGGAGACGGAGATGACCGGCGGCGTGACGACGACATTGCGGGTGAACGCGTAGAGCGTGCTCTCGGTCGCGGCGAGGCCGAAGGAGTTAGTAAGCGTGGCGACCTTGATGAAGGCCCGTCTTTTGGCGATCTCGCCACCGGGCGTGATGGTGGCGTTGGTCAGGCGCTGCAGCGTGCCCGGAACCGACGTCAGGGCCGACTTGCGCGTGTCGAGACCCGCCGCGAAATTGTCGATCACCAGTGTCGGCATGGCTCACCCCGTCTGCGGGATGTAGTCCAATCCCGGAGTTGGCCGGTAGGCCCTAGCAGAGGAGCCAAGGGTCGCGGTGCGACGCTTGCTGGATATTGAGTTGCCGAGCGTCGCCAGGAGATGGTTCTGCGCTTTCCTGAGCTTGTTCGGCGCGTCCTCGGCCTTCGAGCGGGCAAGGATCTCGGCCGCGCTGAAGAGGACGATGGTCATGGCGTCGAGGGTCGAGACGTCGGCGTCGTCGATGAACGCCGCCAACGACTTCATCGCCCGGAAGCGAATCTGGTAATTGGCGGTTACCGGCGTCGGCCACAGCCGGAACTGGGTCGGTGTATACGGCCGCCAGAACTGCGGGCCGTCACCTGCCTGGGTGTTGGTCCCGTCGCCGTTGATCAGGTCGTCCATCTCCTGCAGGTAGTCGAACCCGGGCTGCCAGGGCGACGTCAGGCTGGGGGCGACGAAGGTTTTGCGGATGTCGTCGAACTGCAGTGGCGTGCTGTAGCCAACCGGCGTCGGGTAGTCATAAAGGAATTGTCCGGCCACCGTCGACATGTCGACCGACTGCATGAGCTGCGGCCAGACGTAGGCCGTCCACAGCTCCTGCTGCGCCCGCTTGAGGATGTATTTCAGAGTGTCGATGTTGTTCTGGCCCTGCGCCGCGCTCAGCGAGTGCCCGGTCTCGCCGCGCAGATTGTAGACGCAATTGGCGAGGGTATCGGTTTGCATCAGAGTTCCAGCGTTGGCTCGTCGGGCACGGCGGTGGACATGATGCGGCCCTTCTCGTCACGCTTCGGGATCTTGGCGCGGGCGGCCTTGGATCGCCCGTCGAGTTTTGCTTCCGGGACAAGAGCAACTTCCCGTGTGATCGGGTTGCGCCACTCGGTGCCCGGCTCGAGGTAGGTCATTTCGGCAGCATCCATATCCATGTTGGGCCGACGCCCCGTGTAGACCTTTTCCCCGACGATCGGGCCATAGATCAGGCTGAGCCGCTCCTTCTCGTTGGTCGGGGACTGGTCGACCTGCACGAAGGGCTTCACCTCCTGCACCGCATGATCGCCATGGAGCTGCCGGATGACCTCGATCTCCGGCCATGAGATCGGGTTGTCAGGTCCGCGATACGCGATTTGCTGCTGATCGCTGGAAATGGCGATGAATGCGGTGCAGAAGTGCATGATTTCTCCCCTTACGCGATGTCGATCACCAAGCTGGAATTGCACTGCTTGGCGACCATCTGGCAAGTTGTCGTGATCGATCGGTACATCAGGAACTGGTTCGCCGGCCGGGAAGGCGAGTGGTTGTGCATCCACTCTCCGGTCATCGCCTCGATGAAGATGTTCGAGGAGTCGATCCAGTAGGCCCGCTTGTTGAGGGCGAGATCGTCGAGGGTCGGGTCATAGTTGATCGTCTGACCCGCGAACATCATGTCGCCCATCGCGGCGTCCTGCGAGGACTTGAACCCGTTCTGCGCATAGAGGCCGTTCGCGCGCATCTCGGTTTCCATCGCCCCGAGGAAGTCGCTACCGCAGACGAAGAGGTCGGGTGACCCGCCGTAGCGGATGAGCTGCCGGCGCTGCTTCTGCAGCTCCTGCAGGAGGGCGCCGCCATTGGTCGGCGAGGAAGTCACCGCGCCGCCGGAGGCGGCGGTCTTGGCGAGGTTCCTCCACCAGGAGAGGCCGGCAGTGGCGCGGTTGATGCCGCCGATAGTGCCGACGGCGGGATTAGCCGCAACAATAAGCCCGAGGCCCGCCATGCCCTTGGCGTCGGCAACCCCATCCCCATAAGAGAGGAGGTTCATGCCCCGGGCGTACTGCTCGCCGAGATCGAAGAGCTTATCCTCGAGGAGACCGACGAGGACCGTCATCTCCCTTCCCGAGTGGTTCGACGTGTCGGCGCCATTGGTGTCGACGACGGAGATGCCGTCGATCTTGAGCTCGGTGTGAGTGAGCATCAGGCCGATGTGGTGCTCGCGCCAGGGGAAGTTCGCCCGGAGGATGTTGGCGGGAGTGTAGAAGTTGACCGTGTCATTGTGGGTATAGCCCTTGATGACATCGTTGCCCGAGCCGTCGCCGAAGGTGCCGGACACGGCGAGCGAGATCGAGCCCTTGCCGCCCGGGAAGGACTTGCGCTTTGACGACATCTTGTCCCAGAGCGGCCTCTTCTGGAGCGTCTGACGGAAGACGTCACCCTTGGAGAAATAGAAGTCTAGTGCGGCATTCGCGATATTCGTGATTTCACCGGCTGTGAAAGCCATTTGAATGATCCATGATCAGGCACGCTCTTGCCTCGCCCGCTCAAGGCCCAAAAGGGCTGCTTCCATGAGGTTTTTCGGGGCGGCACGCGCGCCGGGCTGTTGCGAATTGCCATCCGGGACCGGGTGCGTCGCGCGCGGCTGCGGCAGGAGCTTACGGTACTGGGCAGTCACTTCCTGATGCGCGGCCTGGACGATATCCAGAGCCTCGTTGACGGAATTGATCTGCCCGCCGCGCTCGTGCAGCAGGGCTTGCGTCGTCCGGCGAATGGCGTCGGCTTTTGCCCGGTAGTCAGGATCGCTCGCGGCCAAACGAGTCTCGAAACTGGTGACGGCACGTTGCACGTCGGCTTGCACGGACTGAACCGAGCGGGTGTTGAGCTCGGCCTGGCGCTGTTCCGCCAGTGCCTGTGCCCGCCCCGCATCGAAGCGTGTCCGTGCATACTCGCGTGCCGCGGCCTCGGTCATGTGCCCTTGTTGAACACGCTGATCGAGATCCTCCGGGAGCACCAAACCGAGGTACTCCTGGGCACGGCGGACGAAGGGACCGACTTGTCTGTAGAAGCCTTCCCAGTCACCCATCCGCACCGCGGCTGCCAAGGAGATGGCGCGGACGACGTCGTCCGAGCTCAAGTCGTTGTCCTTGGCGAAGGTCGCGAGTTGTTCGCCGATTTCGGCTGACGGCTGCAGTGCTTCGAGCTGGGCAACCTGGTTGCGCAGTTCCTGGCGCTGCTTCAGCAGCCGATTGATCTTCTTCCGGACCACCGGCGGATCGAGTGCCGAGGGTTCGTCGGAAGCTTCGTCACCAGCCTCGTCGTCTTTGGCTGCCTGATCTCCGCTGTCGGTAGACGTGGGAGCGTCGGGTACCTTACCTGTCAGGACGTCCGGCTCAGTGCTCGCTGGTACGACTTTGAGCACGGCGTCGAGCAGGGAAGGCTTTTTCCCTTCAGTCGATACGGTCTGCTGCCCCTCAGATGGAGTGTCAGCGCCTGTCGTAGGGGGGCCGGCAGGCGCTGCCGTGTCCGGAGACGGGGTGGATATTGGTGCTTCGGAGATGTCTTCGGCCACGGGGCAGGAATACTCCTGATTAGTTGAGCTGTGAAGGCGGACCCGGCGGGCCAGCGTTCATCGGGGTTGGCGCCGATGACTGCGGCGACGGCGGACCCGGGGCGTTGTTCTTGCCCATGGGACCTTGCGCCGCCGGGTCCGGTGCCCCGGGCGTGCTCGACGCGCCCGGCTGCACGCCGTTCTGCTGCAAGATGCTGGGGAGCCCGTCGGTGATGGCGCTGTCCATGTCGATCGAGTCGTCGAGCCGGGTGAGGGCCTGCTTCGCCAGGAACGACGGCGTGATCCCAGGGATCTGCATCAGGATCGGAGCGAGGCGCTCGAAGTTCTGAAGTTCTCTCTGCTGGTCGGGTCTTCCCGACGAGCCGGCCTCGACGTCGAGGATCAAGTTCTTGGCGACGTCACCCTTGGTCAGCGCCGGCCAGACGGCGCCGGGTCCGACGATGTTGTGTACGGTCTCCGGGGAGACGTTCAGAAGGAGGATTTGTCCGGAGGCTTGGGCCATCGCGCTGAGGGTGTCGTCGATGTCGTCGATCTCTGACCCGGTGGAGGTTGCCCGCGCTTGAGCGGCGATGTTGGTTTCGGTGGCGGTGGTGCCCGAAGTGGGTCCGAGATCGGCTTGCTGATCCCCAACCACTCTAAGAAGGTCCTGAAATACTTCGAGCGTCGCATAGATGTTTGGATCAACTGGCACTCCCTTGATGCCTTGGATGACCTGGTTGACGTCCTGCCCGGGTTGCAGACCAGAGATGGCGATCAGGGCGTTGGTCGGCGGATTGCGGAGGGTGTCGAGGTCTTCTTCAGAAAGGAGACCTTCGGCATAGGCGGTTTTCGGGCGATTGGCGAAGCGGTGCTCTCTTAGACCTTGTCGGGAGCGGTTCAGCTCGAGCTGCATCGAGCGGACGAGGGCGACGTCAGACGGCGGGTAGACCTTGCCGTCAGTCTCGTTGAGGGCGACGAGGAACCACGGCCAGAAGGCTTCGGTGTAGCACTCGGGGGAGGCCGGCTCGCGCAGGAAGTCGGGGTAGCCCTCACAGACGATGTAAACCAGCCCGTCCTTCTTGTTGTAGATCTCCCAGACCAGGGCTTTGCTCGGGTTCTCCTTGTCGTCGCCGTAGGGTGAGCCGTGACGGGACTCCTCGACCTGACCGAAGTCCATGCCGACATGGGTTGATCTATAGGAAGTGAAATTGCTGCCGATGTCGACGCCGTAGGTCTCCTGGATCTCGTCAGGCGTCAGGCAATACTCTTCGGCGACCCAGCCGCAGCCGAGGAAGTTCCTGAGGGATGTGCAGCCGCGGTCAGGGATGATCGCAGTCGGCTTTGGCCATGAGAACATCAGCCCCTCGCGTAAGACGATGTCCTGCTGGGCAGCCAGGTCGGCGATGACCAAACGCATCTGCTCGACTTCGGGCGAGTCCTGCTGGATCTCGTTGTCGGCGACGTCGGAAGAGACCCGCTGGATCAGCGTGAGCTGGGCCTCGGCATCGGCAAGTTGCGAGTCGAGGTCGGGCGAGCGCCCCATGACCCGCTGGAAGCCGACCTTGATCCAGCCGACGCCAGAGGTCGCGGCACGCCTCACCGTCATCTTCATCCGGCTTTTGAAGTTCTGCGCCTGCTGCGAAATCTCGTACTCGTAAAGGATCTCGAGCGTCCGCCCGATCCGGTTGACCTGGTCGGTCTGTGCCTTGACCGTCTGCACGTCGGCCATGATCGCCTGGGCATGGGTGACCTCGTCGGGCGAGGGACCCTGCGGCGGGAAGATCGAGGGCGTGCCCGGCGGCGGCTGGAGGGCACCCATGATCCCGGAGATATTGGGCAAGCCGGGCGGGCCAGGCGGACCCATTCCGGGAGGCCCGGGAGAAGGAGGACCTCCCGGAGGGCCTCCCGGGCCGCCAGCGTCTGGGGTAGGCGGCGGCCCAGGAGTAGGCGGGCCAGGGGTTGGTGGACCGGCACCGCCGTTCGAGGAGAGGCCAGGAGCGTTCGGGGGAAGCCCCTTGGGCGGCACCTGCCAGGCATATTCCGGCTGCCCGGTGAGCGTGCCCAGGGGAATCCCGGCGTTCGACGCCGCCATGCCGATGCCGGCGCCGAGCAGGAGCTTCGACAGCAGGTCCTGCTGGGCCTGCGCCTGCTGCAGGACGGTTTGCGCCTGCTTATACGTTTCGATCGTGCCGTCCCAGACCGTCGAGTACATCTTGCGGCGCGGCTTGGCGACGGCCTTGGGGTTCTTGGCGTAGAGGGCAGCGACACGCTGCTTCACATGACGGAGCGTGATGTTCGCGACGTAGCGGTCCTCGAGCTCGTCGTTGAAGGCGGAGGCTTTGGTCTCCTCAGTCCACTGCTGGCCGGAGCAGAAACGCTGATCGCGGATCATCTGCCGGAAGTTGGGCTCCCAATGCTTCTTGGAAGATTTGACTTTCGACGTCCACTCGGTGACCAGGCGCTTGCGCTGCTCGGGCGGCTCCGGCGGTGCCCGCGGGACGATCTTCTGATTGGGGTCCTTAGGCGGCATCGACAGGATCGCCTGATCCTCCGGCGCCATGCCCGGATCGGGCGGCGGCAGGCCGGTGTCAGGGGCCACGGGGCCGCCGATGCTCATGCGTCGCCTCGCCAGATCGCATCAAGAACCCTGATATCGCTTGAATTGGGAATGCCCCAGCCCAACCCGATTTGCGCCGCCTGCCGGGCACGGGTCTGGACCCGCCACGCCAGCACGAACCAACGGATGTGACGGATACCCCAGAGGCTCTTCACTACCAGCCTCCCATCGTGCGGCGAGGTTTCAGCTCGTCCTTGGCCGAAGCCTTGATCCAGCCGAGCGTGCCCACCTTCGGGCCTTTCTCGATCGGCTTGGGGCGCTTGGCGGGCACGTGGATGCCGAGGCCCATGCCGACCCAGGCCAAGGTATCGCAGAAATCATCGTGCGTCCCGAACGGAAACTTGAGGAGCTCGTCACGGGCATCTGCCCACCAGGGCGCGAAAGAAGGAAAATAGACCATGCGCATGGCCATTCGCGACGAGATCGACTGTGCCCGGGTCTTTTTGTCATGGGTGGGGGTTACTTCGATGACGCTGCAGAACGTCGAGCGTTCGAGCATACGCTTGCGTAAGAAGGGGCCGATCGACTTCGAGATGTGGCCCTTTTCCGCCCACCAGTATAGCGGCTTGAATTTGGCCATCAGATCGATCATCCGCTCGACGGTGTAGTCGGTGGTAAACCTTCCCCAGATCAATTCCGGCATGATCCATATGTTGGTGTCCTTATCCAGGCCGATGATCATCAGGCAGGTCTTGTCGCGGTCCTGCGCGGTGGAGACGGCATGGTCGGAAGCGGCGTAGAAGCGGAGTTCCTCCTTAGGCGGCATCTCGGCCTTCGAGTAGGTCATGATGCAATCGCCAGGGAAGAAGTTGCCCTTCTCGGGAGTGGGGGAGCCCTGGTAGAGAGCCTGGAAGCCCCGGGGATCGCCCTCGCGGAGGTCTTCGAGATGCTCGACAGGGAATCGCTCCGGCCAAAGCGCCTCGCCAACCTTACGACCGATGGGGTCGTTATCGCGGGCAATGGCCGGCAGGTCGATTATCGACCATTTCTTCGCTTCGGTGAGCACGTAGCTCGGATTTGTCTTGTCGGTGAGCCTGCCGACGAGGTCGTCCTCGTGCCAGCGGGTCTGGATGATGATGATCCAGCCTTTCGAGGTCACCAGACGTGATCTCATGACCTGCGTGTACCACTTCCAAACTTTTTCGCGGACAGTCGGGCTATCAGCTTCAGTTCGGTCCTTAATCGGGTCATCCAGTATGAGCCCGATCGCCCCTCGGCCAGTAATCGAGCCACCTCGGCCTGTAAAAAAGACTTTCCCGCCGGTTTCGACCTCGATGCGGTCGACTGAGGCCGTGGCGATGGCGATTTCGGGGAAAATCTGCCGGAAAACCGGGTCTTCGATGGTGTTTTTGACTTCACGGCCGAAATCCCATGAGAATTTCTCGTTGTAAGAGGCTGAAATGATGCTGTCGCGGGGGTGTTTGCCCAAAAACCAGGGCGGGAAGAGGCGCGAAGCCAGCTCCGACTTCCCGTGGCGAGGCGGGCAGTTGATGATCAGGCGCCGGAGCCGGCCAGCCTCGACTTCCTCGAGGGCGGCAGCGATAACTTCGTGGTGGAGAGCCGGCTTGTAGAGCGAGAAATCCACGTCGTCGGGATGCTCGGGGTCGGGATGCATGGCTTTGGCAAAGCCGAGCAGCGAGTCCTTCGCCGTGAGGCTGGCTTTCCGCCTTTTCAGGGCCTGGAAGTAGCGGATTTCTTCAGGGGAGAGCTGCGGCATCGACCGTCACGTCGTTAGAGGCGATCCAGGTGGAGCCGATGGCGTTGGTGGCGGTGACGACGCAGGCAAACGTCTTGCCCTCGTCGTCGAGCGTCACCGGCAGCTCGTCGGCGGTGGCCCCGTCGAGCTCGAGACCGTCGACTTGCCACTGAAACTCGTAGCTGTCGGGCGGCGGGTCGACCCAGTTGCCCATCGTGCAAAGGAGAAGTCCGCCCTCCTGGTAAGCGTGCGGGACGTCCTCGTTGATCGGTGGCTCGATCGGTGCGGCACTGAGCATGTCGGGCGGCGGCTTGTACCAGTTCTCGCCCTCGCCGTCGGGCAGGTCGGGCACCGACGCCGCGACCTCCTCGGGCGTGAGGAGCTGCTCGTCGCCGTCGATGACCAGAGCCGTCTGCCCGTCGGCGCCAACATCGATCGCCCAGCGGTACTGAGTGACGAACTCGGCCATGGCGTTGCGGGCAGCGCGCTCGTTCACGCCGGTCTTGCTCATCTTGGTGACGGTATCGCTGACATGGGCGTCGTGCGAGCGAGCGAGGGCTGCCGCTTCGGTCGGATAGATCAGATAGCTCGTCATGGTGTTCCCCAATAGGTTTTCTGGTTGGTGTACATGGCGGTGCGGTTGCCAGAGGTGAGCGCCGCCGAGAACAGTACGATCTCCCCAATCCAGCCCGGCCAATAACGCCCAGCCGTAAGCCGATCCCCACCAATTTGTGTCGCCGTATACACCACAGGGCTGGTAGCGGCTTGATCAATCTGTTGCAGGACACCGCCAAATACTGCGTTGAATGTACTAACATTATTTACGGCGAACACCGTCTTCATAGCAGTGAAATTGTTATCCCACGTAGGGACAGCACCAGCCGTATCCAGCATCACCTGAGTTACCGAACTGTACGCTCCCAAAACCGTTGAGAAGTTTGGTCCCGCCTGAGAGGTTGCCACTAACACCCCGGCTTCTTGCACAGTCGGTCCCGTAGAGTTCTGCAGATAGTCATCCACGGCATCAAATAGCGGAGCAGCCTTGGTATTTCTTACGTCAAGCGTACCAGCATTCACGATCCGTGGCTGACTGGCCACCGTCGCCTGCACGCAATTATCCGCACTGCCACTCTGGTCGTACCACTTCACCACATACGCACTGTTCGCACCGACGAACGTAGCAACAGCCGCTGTGTTAAGGTCTTCACCGCTGAACCCGATGTCCAGCTCGGCATTGTCGCTGCTCCGCCGAATGCGGATCGCGCTCCCGGTGTAGGCAGCCCTGAGCTTTCTCGTCGAGTAGGCTCGTGTCGCATTCACCCCAAGCTGGTCAAGGAGCCGTGCGGTGGGCTCAGTGTTCCAATAGGTTTTCTGGTTCTCATAGAGAGCTTGGTAGTCCGAGGCGCTGAGCTGCGTAGCGAAGGCAACAGCCTCACCAATCCAGCCAAGCCATACGGCTGCCGGAACTCCTCGGTCTTTGCCAAGCTGAACTGTCTCAGTTGTCCCGGCGATACCCGTCGCACTCGTCGCCCTGATCTCGTGGAGCGTGCCATTGAAAGGCAACGTCGCCGCACCAGTGTTATTGACGTTTGGCCCACCGACGTTCCCAGAGAAATAATAGCCAGTAGCGGCATTCTGCCCGACAAATATCATCGAAACGGAGCCACCAAACACCCCGATCGCGTGGGGGAACGTAGTCCCGGCAACATCGGCAGCGGCAACTACCCCGGCCGACTGTACTGACCATACCGCCGAAGCCGCTGCTAAGAAGTCGTCCGTCCCATCAAAATAGGGCAAGTACCTACCGTTCTTCGTCTCCAGAACCCCAGCATTCACAATCCTCGCCTGGCTCGCGACTGTTGCCTGCGAGGTATCAAAGGCTCCGCCGCTCTGGTCGTACATCTTGACGACATAAGCCGAGTTCGCCCCGACGAAGGCTGTGATCGCAGCCGCGTCGAGATGACCCGAGACAAAGCCGATGTCCTGCTCTGCGTTATCGCTGGAACGGCGGATGCGGATCGCCGACCCGGCATAGGCAGCGCTGAGCTTGCGGGTCGAGTAAGCGCGAGTGGCGGGGGTACTGAGGACATCGAGAAGTGGAGAGGGTGGAGGTGCCGCCAGCCAGTAGCTCTGCACGGCCCAGCGAGCCGATGCTCGACTGGCTCCCAGATCAGCCGCCCAAACAACCATCTCCGATATGGTACCAACAAGATTGCCAACGGCAGGCCAGCCGGGGACGGAAAGAATTGCTGAGCCAGCGGCAGGCAGACCAACCTTTCCCGCTGCTCTATTCTTCTCTACGCCATCAAGTGTTATGTACTGTGAATTAGCTGTGTCCCGCCCAACCTCTAGAAGTCGACCACCACGGGTCAGCCAATCAGCGGGAGCAGCAGCTATGCTGTCTCCAGTCGAATTATTCCCAAAATCAAAAGTAATGTTCGCATTAAACTTGAAGATGCTAAAACGGTTTACTGAAGATGCTGCCTCCCAACCAAGATAGCCAGCAGTAGTACCGCTGTTCTGCGTCATAACCGTCATAGCTGTAGTTGTGGCTGCCGGGAGAGATGTGTTTGCCACTCCCGCCACAGCCAAGAAATCCGTGCTATCTGTTGCCATGGTCGGCAGCGAGTTCATCCCCGCCGCGACATAGGCCGGCTGGTTCGCTACGGTCGCCTGAGTTACATCAATCGCGTTCCCGCTCTGATCGAACCACGTGACGATAAATCCCGTCCCACCTCCAATGTGTGTTGCTGCTGCTGCGCTATCGAAATCTCCATTCGCCAGGAAGCCAACATTCAGTTCGAGATTGTCTGAGCTGCGCCTAATGCGTACCGCTGACCCTGCGTAGGCGTTCCTAAGCTTCCTGAAGCTGTACGCCATGCTCGCAGTGGGATACGTGTCGAGCAGGCCGGTGAAGGCTGGCGGCAGCCAATAGGTCTGGATGTTCCCGCGTGCGGCGGTGCGGTTGGCGGCGAGGTCGGCGGCCCAAATGACTAGCTCAGAGATCGGGCCGTGATGGTATGTCACTGCACCCAAATTTTCTCCGACGGACCATGTATTGGGACCTGCTCCCGGTGTAACGGTCCTGCCTGTACCGCGTATCAGCTCTGCACCATCTACCGTTATGAACTGATCGTTACCAACCTCCCGACCAAACTCTAATAAGTGACTACCGACAGTCCACCCTGATGGAGCAGCGATACTAATCCGACCAGAGCCGGCTGTCTGATTACCAAAATCAAAGTATATTGTACCGCTAAGAGCTGCATAATCTTGAAATACACCGGACCCTCCCCAGCTAAAAGTCGCGCTACTTGAGGTGTTATCCAACAAAACTATCATTATAGTCGTAGTTGTAATGGAGAACGACGTGCTAGCTCTTACAAGCACATCATTCCCATCGTAGACCATCGTCGGCAGCGCATTCATTCCAGTCGCGCTATACGTCGGCTGGTTCGCCACCGTCGCCTGAGTTACATCGATCCCATTCCCCGACTGATCAAACCACGTGACGATGAAGCCGCTGCCACCGCCAATATGCGTCGCAGCCGCCGCGCTGTCGAAATTCCCGCTCCCATCGAAACCAATATTCAGTTCGAGGTTATCGCTGCTTCTCCGTATCCGCACCGCGCTGCCGGCATAGGCATTGCGCAGCTTGCGGAAGGAGTAGGCCATGCTGGCGGTGGGGTAGAGGTCGAGCAGGAACGTCCCACCAGCGGCTACCGTCGTGAAGTTCCACAGCGTCGTCACGGCATTGGCCGCGATCGGGTTGCCCGCCGTGTCTTTGACGACGCCAGCATCCCAGATGACGTAGACGCCGAGGGAATTGGCCAGGGCGGTGGTCAAGTGCATGGTGAGGGCGGTGCCGCCGACGATCTCGACCTTGCCGGCGGTGGAGCCTCCAGCGGTGGCGACGTTCCAGGAGTCGACAGTGGAATTGTCGGAGGTCTTCTTGAGCGTGATGATGCCAGAAGTGCCGAGCGTCACCGTCTCGCTCATCGTCGCGACGAGATTGGCTGATAGCGCCACGCCAGTAGCATTGTCGAGCGGGCTGAAGCTGACCACCGTTGGCGGAGTGACGTCACCGGCAACGGCAGTGGTGAAGCTCCATAAGGTCGTCACCGCCTGCGCCGCGATCGGATTGGCGCTGGTATCCTGGACGACCCCGGCGGTCCAGGTCACGTAGTATTCGATGCTGTTGGCCAACGCCGCCGTCAACCGCATGGTCAAGAGATTACCGCCGACCACGTTGACCTTGCCGGCCGTCGCCCCGGCGTCGGTAGCGACATTCCAGGTTTGAACGACCGAGTTATCGCTGGTCTTCTTGAGCGTAATGGTCCCCGCCGAGCCGAGCACGACGGTCTCACTCATGGTGGCCACCAGGTCAGTGGTCACAGACACGCTGACAGAATTGTCCGACGGGTTAAAAATCGTTGCCGTCGGCGGCGTCACGTCCGGCGCGCTGACGACTACGGTCGTGAAGTTCCACAGGCTCGGCGAGGCCATCGCCGCGACGGGGTTGTTCGCCGCGTCCTTGACGACGTTGGCGTCCCAGATGACGTAGAAATCCGTCGTGTCAGGGAGAGGCGTCGACGGGCGCAGGGTGAGCTGGTTCCCACCAACGACGTTGACCTGGCCTGCGCCGGTGCCCGCCTGCGTCGCGACGTTCCACGATGTGATGGTCGAATTATCGCTGACCTTCTTGAGCGTGACGATCCCGGTGCCGAGCGTCACCGTCTCGGAGAAGGTCACGACGAGATTGACGCCGACAGCGACACCGATCTGATTGTCGACAGGCGAAAAAGTGACCGACACCGGGACAACATTGTCCAACGTCGCAATACGGATCGGGCCAGCAACGACGGTGGTGGACCCTGCGGCATTGGTGGCGGTGACGGCGCAAGTCAGGAGGGCGCCGCTGTCGGCGGTGGTGGTCGTGTAAGTCGCAGCGGTCGCTCCCGCGATGGGAACGCCGTCGCGGCGCCACTGGTAGGTAATCGCGGGCGAGTTGGTCCAGGTGCCCGGCGTCGCGATGTGAACTGCACCGATGGCGCCGGTGCCCGAGATGGTGGGAGGAACAGTCGGTCGCGGAATAGCCGCGCTGTAGGCTTCACGCGAGTCGTTGAGATACGGCTTCATCGCCGTGACGACGGGGACTTCGTGAGTGGCGACGAAGGCCGCCTCGGCGGGCGTGAGAGCCATGCGCGATTACGTCACGGCGATCGAGTTCGACGACGGCGCCGCGACACTCATGCCGGCTTTGGTGGCGGTGACGACGGACGAGACCGCCTTGGTCGAGTCGCCGGCGACGAGGGTATAGGTGGCCGCCGTGGCGCCGGCGATGACGACGCCGGAACGCATCCAGGCGTAAGTGAACGTCGGGGTGTTTAGCCAGGTGCCATTCGTCGTCGTCAGGACTTGCCCGACGGTGCCGGTGCCCGAGACCACGGGCAGCCCGGTGTTGACGGGCTGACCAGCAGCCTCCTGGCGGTCGGCGTCCCTGAGGTAAGGCTTCATCGCCTTGACGACGGGGTGCGTATGCACCTGGATGAAAGTCACCTCGGAGGCATTGAGGCCGAGGCCAGTCGAGTCGATGATCAGCGGCGTGATGTCAGGGGCCTCGGCCGCCCGCTGTTCGCGCTGTTCGGCTTCCAAGGCCCGGGAGGTCATTTCGTCTTGTCCTTGTCGTGCTTCGGCTCGTCCTTGTGAGCGGGCTTCGGCGCCTTCTCTTCAGGAGCCGGCTCGAACGGCGATTGGCTCGGTGGCGGACCAACCGAGCCGCCGGCCGGCGGTGCCTGCCCGCTCTCGTCGAGCTCAGGGGGTTTCGTTTCAGGCGTCTTCGGGTCATGCCCGGTCGTTTTCGGATGGGTAGTCATTTCCAGTCTCCTATGCTCCTTGGACGACGAAGCCGAAAACTTTCCAACCCAACAAGAACAAGAGGACGAAAAAGATCAGCGCGTTGGCGTGCAAGGCCCACGGATATTGCGATCCCGCCTGCCAGTAGAAGAGCCAGGAAAAGAACCACAGGACCATGACCAGCCAGAAAAGGAACCCGAGCGACATCAGCCGATCCTCCCAGTCAAGAGAAGCACGACGACGATAATGACGATGATGCCGAGGACCCCCGAAGGGCCGTAGCCCCAATTCTGCGCGTAGGGCCAGGTCGGCAGCGCCCCGACCAATACGAGAATCAGCAGAATGACAAGGACGGTGGTCAGGGTCATAGCCGCGCCAACACCATATCACGGAACTGGTCGCCGACCGCTTCGTCGCTCATGCCAGGCGACCAGGGCAGGAAACATATATCCCATTTCCCATCCTGCGCGATGCCGAGATTATTCGAGACCTCGCCGTGCTGCAGCACCGTCTGCGAGGTGACTGGGATGCTGTAGGCGTTGCAGAGATCTGCCGCGACCTGCGCCAGGACCTCCCACTGCTTCCGCGTCAAGGGGTAGGCGCCGGAATCAGCCTCGGTGGCGCCGGCCATGCACGCGGCGGAGATCCCGATCGAACCTGAGTTACAATTTTTGGTGTGGGCGGCGTAACCATCATTGTCTGATGTCGAGACATTGGCCTTGATTGACTTGTCGCCCTGCACCAGGTCGCCGTCGCCAGCGACGATGATGTGATAGTGCTCGCGATCCGTTGCCGAGACGGCGTAAGACCCCGCCGTCCAATGGACAATCACCCGTTCCATCTTGCACTCGGGCATCCAGTCCGCGGGCACCAGGCCCGTGCCCGAGGGCGGAGCGGGATCAGGCTCCGCGGCGAGATCTTCACCCGACGCAAACCACTCCTCGCAAGCCGAAGCCGTCTCTTCGCCGTAGTCACCGTCGGCGCCATAGACCGGCAGGGGGAAGCCGTGCTCGATGAGGAGCTGCTGGAAATCCCGGGGGGTCAAGGCCATGAGCTCAGCTCCGCGCAAGATAAGTGACGAGTGCGCCCACCATAACACCAACCGCGGCAATCGCGGCATCGCGGGTCAGCTCGTTGACGTGAACCCCCAATGCCGCGGCAACAGCAATGATGACCAGGACGACGCCAAGCGTGAAGGCGAGGACCAGCGCCACTGAGCCGCGATACTGGCTCACGCGACCTGAAACCAGTTGGCGCCGTTGAACGCGCCAGGACCGTTCGCCGCCGTCGCCCGATAGAGATGCCCCGCTGTAACGACGAAGTCGCCGATCGCGTAAACCGCCGTCGTCGAGAAATACCTGATGGCGAGGAGGTCCACAGAAGCGCCCGCGGCATTGACCACACCGAGCTGGTTATCCGGCCAGTTGGTATAAAGCGTACCCGGCAGCTGCCCGCTCGGGCGGGCACCGGGCACGGCGGAACGAACGGTCTGAACGCGCGTCACAGTCATCGGCTATCTAGCCTTTCTCGGGCGGCATCTGCCGCCGTCAGCTCAAGCCACGGTGTTGACCGCCGTCCAAGTCGCGCCGCCATCCGTGTTGACGTACATCCGGGTGACATTCGACGACCCGTCGGAACGCAAATAGAGGCTGCCCTTGGCCGCGGCGAGGGTCGGCACGCCCGAACCGAAGAACACCCCGAAACTGACTGCGCTTGAAACCATGATTCCCGCCCCGGCTGCCCCGCCAGCCGGGATCGCCGTGGCAGAATGAACCTTGAGGCTGACCGGGGTCGTCACGCGAAGGGCATTGGTGCCAATCACCATCTGATTGGTTGCGTCGGCGTAAAGCAGATTGAGATTACCGTTGCCGGCGCCGTTGACCGAGGCAATCTGCCCGTCATTAGGCAGCCGGATCGACGCCAAGGCTTGCGTGCCCTGTCCCAGATCCAAGCCGTACTGGGTTGCTGCCTTGCTGGAGAACGCCGTGTGGTCGACCGACCCCGGCGGGAGCAGCACGCCGGCGCGGGCCGGCACGGTGTTGAACGGGTTGCCTAGGAACAAAGCATCGGCCTTGACCCCCGTCCGGCACGTCGCCATGAAATTGGCCACGAACCGGGCCGTCGAGAACACCGGCGTCGCTGGCGCGTCGACCGCGCTTGCACCAGACCACGACACCTCCACCTCGGTACCGATCACATAAGCCGGCGCGTTATCCGCCGCCTGGGCGAGAGCGATCACACCATAAGCGCTGCCGCCCGCCGCTGCTGCCGACGTACGGATACCGTGCGCCCGCAGCCCCTCGACAAACGTCGAGGCGCCGCCGGTCGGATCGATCGCCTCGGAGAACACAGCGGTCGCGCGACCGCTGGCGGCAGTGTCATACTTGTAATTGGTCACGCTCAACGGCGCCTGTGGGATGCCTGCCGCGATCCCGGCGCTGCTGGTGTGCTGAACCAGCGCCACCATCGGGTTGAGATTGTTCCAAGGCGCCGACGGCGACCCGCGCTGCTGATAAATCTCCATGCGCGCGACGTTGTCGAACGCCGCATAGAACCCGACCGACTGCGGCACGAGCTTGCCGGTCCCGGTGAACACCGTCCCCGGCGCGATGTCCCAAGCGACGATACGCCCGTTGGCGGTCACGTCGCTGTTGAGCAGGTACCTGCCAACCGGCACGTTGACCTCGACGCCGGCGCCCGAAGCAACGCTGTTCACCGCCACCTGGAACGCCGCCGCATCGTCGCTGGCACCATTACCGACAGCCCCGAACAGCCGGACATTGACGTTACCTTGCTCCAACGCCCACCACGCGCCATCGGCGCTCTGAAAGCCGCCAGGCGTAATCCCACCAGCCCGATAGTAAAGCGCGTCGCCGCCGTCGCCGGGATTGAGATAGCCGGCAGTCGCGATCGCCTGCGTCTCCAGCGGCAGGAGAGCGGCAGCTGCCAAGGTTCGCGTCGGGAAAGACACGGCGGCGGTGGCGATCGTCGCGGCCGAGGTTTGCCCTTGTAGGGCATACGTGGCGAAGTTCCGGGCATCGGCAGGCGGGGGCGTCGTGAACGTCACGGAGGCGCCAGCCAGGGCCAAGGTAAAGTCGACGCCGGGCTCCTGAATGACGCCTTCAACGGAGATGGTTAGCTGGCTAACATTCGTCGCCGGCACGATCGGGGCGGAGGTCTCGTCGAGGAGCGGGAAAGTCGTGGCGACGCCGTCAAAGGGGAAGTGCTTGAGCTTGATGAGGGTGACGGTGCCGCGAGCAGCGAGCCGGGCGGCTTGGTTCGCCCACCAGCGAGAAGACCAATGGTCTCCCGTGATGGCGTTAGTCGCAAGGATGTTCGGGGGAATGGTGTCGGGCATGTGCTCAGCCCATTCCATCGAGACTTCCGCCCAGTCCTCAGGGGCAGCGGCGGAGAGGGTGGCGGCGTTGCCGCCGGAGAGGAGGACAGGCGAGGTGAAGGGGAGGACATTGTCATGCAGCTTGCCGTCGGCGCGGACGAGCGCGTCGATACGACGCTCGAGAGCGCGGATGGCGTTGGCATGCGCATCGAACTGGGCGTCGATGCGCTCACCGGGATGACGGTCGGAGGGATGATCTGTGTCCCAGCTCCCAAAAGAGAAGATCTTCTCGACGCCCATGTCCCGATCCTCGACTGAAAGTTAATAGTAACAGAAATTTTCCCGCGCGAGGTGCCCCCGTCACCGGCGATCGGCGTCGGGGGCGGCCAGGGGGCGGATCGCCCGTCGGAACGGTCGCCCGCGGCCGTGCCCGCGGGCACGGCGAGACAGCAGCGCCAACCCATTGATAACGCTAGGGTTTCTCGCGACCACTTCCCGCTTGACAGCCCCTACCTGTCGTGCCCGCGGGCACGATAGGAGGCGATGATTAGGTATCACCGGATAGGGCCGTGCCCGACCTAGAGAAACCTAGATTCTCGCTGTGCCCGGGCGCTTGCGGCGGATAGACGGCGGATTAAAGGAGGCGATAGCGCGCTTTGCGCGGCTTCGCGGTGCCGTTAGCCAGACGCGCCAAACGCTCGATTTCGACGTCAAGCTCTGCCGCTGATAGCTCCGCAAGTGGCGCTGTCGACTCGCGCTCGGGCACCTGCAATCGACCGATCGCACCTATCATTTCTAGGAGGGTTCTAGCAGCCGCTGCACGTGCTGCAGCAGGTGCTTCCGCATCCCTGCAAACCCTAGACAGCGTCTCAATTGATAGCGCTTTCAAATCCTCTGACATCCAGAGCGCCGCCCTATCGCCGCAAGCCCGTCGCCGCGGTCATCCGCCGTGCCATCCGCGAGCGCCGCGAGCGCCTCGATTGCGAGCGCCTCGCGCGCCGCGGAATTGTTCGCCGCTCGCCGGAAAGACGGATCGCGCTTGCGCGCCATCATCACCGCCGCGGCGAGCCCGCCGTGTATCCGGCAAGCCGTCGTCGTTGCGACTGCGTCCGCCCGGCACCGTTCGCCCGTCGATCGCGCGATGCATCGGCATTGCCGGCGCCCGCTACCTTCGCTGAAATCACCGAAGCTTGTTCGCCGGGCGAGCGTCGCCGCATGCATGCCGGGCCCGGCGCCGCGAGGATACGCTATCATCGGCGCCCGCCATGCTGGTCTTGCTCTTGCCATGCCCCTACGAATAGCACCTTCCCGCCGGCCCCTGGAAGCCCCGTAGACGCGAAAAAGCCCGCGGGGATAGTCCACCCGCGGGCCAAGCCTCGAAACGCAATGGCGGGCCATCTATGCTTCGGCAGCCCACACAATCAGGATAACCAACACCAGCAGGAGCGCCGCCATTACGCCGCCCGCCCGCGGGCTTCGAGCGCCCGGGCGAGAAGCCCCAACCCAATTGCGCTCATGTCGTCGCCTTGGTTCACCCTGATTTCATGGTCGAAACATCCATGCACGTCACTATCGATCGATACCCCGACAACCTCAATACCGCGGGCTTCGCACTGTTTCGCCACGGCATGCACGGCAAGCGGGCCAAGATCACAGCCGCCGTCCGTGATGGGGAAAATCACCTTTCGCTTCGTCGGCGCCCGCACGGCGAGCCGCTCCGCGGCAATGGCGAGGCTTTCGGACAGCGGCGTATAACCGTCGCTGCTAAACGCCGCCGTCGCCATGCGAGCCATCGCCGCCGGCAGCGCCAATCGCTCGCCGGCACCCTTAACCGAATAGAGCGCATCACGCTCGAATTTGAGCACCTCGACCTTGACGCCAACCTGTTCCGCGGCCTGGACGATCGCCGTTGCGAGAACCGTCGACCGCCATAACCGATCGCCGTGTTGCATTGAGGACGATCCGTCGAGGAGGATAGATACCTCGACCTCATGCCCGTCGATCTGACGGCGCCGAAGGAACGGACTCGCGTAGTCGCCCGCGGCAAGCCGCCCCATCGCCCGGGCGTCGACGCGCCCGGCACTGCGCCGCCGCTGAACGTCATCATCGGACGGCGCCTTGAGGACGCGCGCTAATTGGTTTCGAAGTCTTGCGCATCCGCGCGCCGCTGCTTTGAGCCGGTCTTGCTCGTCCGGTCGTGCGTAGTGCCCGTTGCTTGGCGGAAGCTTTCGCTTCGCACCAACCTTCGCCCGCCGCAAGATTTCAATCAACGCAACTTCACGGACTTGCGCCGCTGCTTCGGTCACGGATCGCGGACGGTTGCCCGCCGCGATCGGGTTGAGGTTCGGAACCGGTTCCATAGTCGACGGGTCGATCTGGGCTTGCCCGTTACCGCCACCGTGCCCGCCACCGTGACCAGTGCCGGACTTGTCGTCGCCCTGCTCGCCGGGTTCGCCCTGCTCGCCGGGTTCGCCCTGCTCGCCGGGTTCGCCCTGCTCGCCGGGTTCGCCCTGCTCGCCGGGTTCGCCCTGCTCGCCGGGTTCGCCCTGCTCGCCGGGTTCGCCCTGCTCGCCCTGGTCGCCGGGTTCGCCCTGCTCGCCCTGGTCGCCCTGGTCGCCCTGGTCGCCCTGATCGCCCTGGTCGCCCTGGTCGCCCTGGTCGCCCTGGTCCTCGGGCAGCGTCGCCTGTTTCAGGTCACGGGCAATTTCGAGCACGTCTTGTGTAGTCCTCGCCTTGGCCAGCTTGCCAAGCGCGCCATCGATGACCGCCCGCATGCCCGCATCGATCGCCCTGTCGTAAGGCACTACCGCAGGAAGCTCATAACCGCATACGCGAACGCGGCCGAGCATGGCGAGTGTCCAGGGCATGCAACGGACGGCGTTCGGATCGTAAGGCTTGCCGCCCGGCGGGACTTTGCTTGTCTCGCCAACCGCCCATGCAAGCAATTCAGTGAGCCGCTCACGAGCATTTCCCGCTACCGCGGCACGGATCAGTTTTCGCTCTATGCGGACGTCTTCCATGGCGTTGACAAGATTGCCGAGACCCTCGCTGACCGCCGTCCGCCATACGGAATTATCCGTGTAGAGCACATGCGCAATCTCGTGCAAGAAATACCCGGTCCAGCGATCGAGCACGGCACGAGTAAGCCGGGCGTCATGCGCCATCACGGGAAACGTAACTACCGCATCATAGGGCGCCCGCGAATGAACTCGCGTCATTGCGACACTCGCCGTCGTCGCATGAGCCGAGACGGTCGCCCGCACGGTCGCCTTGACATCAGCTAATTCAAGGATGGCGCGAAGGTTACCTTCCATGGCGGTGAGCGCATCAGGGATGCTTACCGTGGTTCTGTTCAACATGGTTTTTCTCGCTTGTTTTGGGATTGAGGTTAAGACGCAAAAGCTTGCCGGGCACCGACTTGTTCGGACGCTTGCGACAAAGGCGCCGCTACTGCTGCAGGCTCGCTCGCATCGGCCACGCCACGCAATTCACGGTCAAAAGTTTTGCCGTCGAAATGCGCCGCGATCGCTTGCACCAGCAATTCGCGATCAGCCTCAGGAAGCCTCGATAAGACCGTGACACGCCACGCGGCGCCGACCTCGATCTTGTCGCGATAGGTGGCGTTGACGAAAGCGACAAGGCGCCGAACGGAGAACGGCCGGGCTTCGCCGCCCGCCGCTTTCGCCGCGGTTCGGACGACCTTGGCGAATGCCGCGAGCCGTTCACAGGCCGCAAGCGGGGCTTGGGTATGCTTGTTAAGCGCGAGCGCCTCGAGGGCCGGCGGGAGGTAATCCACGATCACCAGCCGGGCGCAGCGGTCAACCAAGGCGGCATTCGCGACTTGCACACCGGCATAGACGCCCGTCTCGTCACCATAGCCCGCGGAATTGTCGGCCACGATAACGACAACGCCTTGCGCGAAAGGCACGACCTCGCCCGTCGGAAGGGTAAGGCGCTTATCGTCGAGAACCGTTTGAAAAAACGCTGCCGTGCCGGGCGGCGCAATCATAAGCTCGTCAAGCAAGATTACCGTGCCCGGCCGTCGAATGGATTGCGTAAAAACACGATCACGCCAAATCATTTGGGCGCCGTGGGTTTCGCCCGGGATAGGCTCGCTCTGCCCGACAAGGTCGACAATCTCAGTCGACCTTGTGAAACCAATCCGCACGAACGGGCGATTGGTTCTTGCCGCGTACTCTCTCGCAAGCGTGCCCTTGCCCGTACCAGCGGCGCCCGCCAACCAAACCGCTTCGCCGTGCTCCAGCGCCGTCGCGACTTCAGCGAACGTATCAGGATTGACGACATATGCCGTTTCAGGTGTGGGCGCGTCGACCGCGTCCCAAATGTTGACCGGGAGTTTTCCTTGCGCACTACGCGCCGCAAGACCAAACGTCTGCGACATAGTCGACTGGCGAACAATCGCGGCGTAGGGCGCCGCGCCAGCCGGCGCCACGGGCGCCGCTTGAATGACGACCGCAGGCTTGTTCGCCGCGACGGCGATAGGTCTGACGGCGTTCTCGATCGCCTGTAGGACAAGCGAACCAAGGACAGGACGAACGGGCGCCAGCACGCTTTCGATTGCAGCCTCGACTGGATCGGTCTCACCCGCTTCAATCAATGCTGCCACGTCATCCACTTCATTTGCGTCCTCGATCGCCGCCGCGTCATCGCCATCGTCCGTCGCATGGTCACCGCCCGCTATCTGATCAGCAATCAACGCTTCGATCGCCGGCCAAACGTTAAGCGCTTTCGCCGCATCGATGATGCTTACTTTCGTATTCAACTGCCCGACAGCATCGCCCGCCGCGTTACGCCACGCATCAAAGCCGGGCGCCGCCCGCACGATCGATCGAGCCTTGTTTCGCGTGGCTTGGGTGAAAATGATTTTTGACATCGGTTCTGAGACTTTCGGTTCGCCGGGCTAAGGCACCATTGCCAGCCCCACGCCTTGACAGATAGTTGAGTTTTCAAAGATCGTCAAGCCCGAAACTGAGCTTTCACACCCAAAAACAACGCGACACCGGCGCGCCGGTGTCGCGTTGTTTCGTGCCCGTGCCCGTGCCCGTGCCTCGCGCGGCGCGCGGCGCGCGGCGCGCGCGGCACGCGGCACGCGGCGCGCGGCGCGCGCGGCGCGCCGGGCGCGCGGCGTCGAGCCCCTCGGTTCAAAAAACCCCTAATATAAAGGCTGCGATCGGAACTACTTTGAATTGAA